CCGACGTCTGTGACAACCTTGCTGTTGCCGATGATAAATTAAGTGTTTGTGCAAATGCCGATAATAATATTTCACACCTTGCTAGAGGATGTTGAGGTTGATACTTACGATACCTATAGCTATTCACGAAATCTCGTAATGGGCGCGCCCGGAGTGAATTGCCAACAAATCCCGAACATACCGGCATCACATACCCTATGTTTCCATTACTTCCTTCACCGGTAAAATTATGAACGATACGTCGAAAGTGCACGCCGACGCCGAGTGTATCATTTTTGCCACCACGAGTCGTGAGGTTGGTTTGACCAGGTAACCCGAGCCTTGCCCGGCCGGACATTATATCAGATGTAGAACCTGCCAATGATGGATAGTGTGAATATAATGTTGAGGCACACGCTATCATAATTTCGACAATTATCTTGTTATTAGTAAATGTTGCTAATGTCTCGGAGGTGATATTATTACCCCAGCCACCTATTCTTTGTAAAAATGTTACAAAACTAGTAGGAATAGTACTTAAACGATGAGTACCCGCTGGAAGATTTCTTATAACAGTATCAATTGCACGTACAAAAATTAAGCTCTCAGAATTTCGAAAGTTTATAGAATCTCTATACCTGTCAATCATTGCACGATATGTCATTAGAACATCAACTTCTTCTGACAGTAACCTACCTGACTCTATGGCGTTATCACGTAATGTTTTTATCTCATTATTTGTATCAACATCAATCAGTTTTTGTATTTTTCTATTAGTTATCTCAACTATTAGATCTCTTTCAAGCATTTTCAACTTAATCAGTTTTTGAAACGCTCGTTTGTTTGTATTGTTTTTTGCATCATTAAAGGGAGTAAGCTGAGATTCAAATATGCTGTTAATCCTTGAATCAACAGTTCCGTTGTTTGGCAACTCTTGACCTAGGGCTGTTGCCTCATCAATTTGTGTAGAACCTGGATCGGAGTTGTTTCTTAATATATTTGATAGATCCATTGAATTACTCATTAATGATCGTTCCAACTCAACTGGACTACCGGTATTTAAAATATCGCCAGATCGAATAATTGAAATAATATCCGGATCATTAATTTCAGCGCGGATAGCATTATACTCAATTCCCTTTGCGGCGTCAAATAAAGAGATAACATCCGGACCTATCACTTCATCTTGAACCTCTGCGCTGATCCATTGCATAGCATACTCATCCGAATGACTATACTCCGGAAGCTGTGGTGCTTCTAACCAATACCCTGGAATAGACCCAATTCCCATAAGTTCTGGGAACGCCAGTATGGTTATACCAACCGTACTTGTGAGAAGGTCTGCTGGAGACGGGCTCGGTGTCCGTGCACGGACTCCTGCAGCGCTGACTACGTTCGACGTGATAGGTTGTATTACCGTATTGGTATCGCCGGCGCCGGTGTACAGCTTCTGACCAGCTGTCTCCGTTGCTATCGCGAAGAACTGTTCTTCCCCAGCATCCGAAGATCTTCTTCTGTTTTCCTGAGGCGCGCCCGGACGTATTGGCCGGTCCTCTCTATCATGAGAAGGTGCTGGGGTTGGCCGGCGCTGATTCCTCTCAACCTGGCGAGGTTGGCTGCTCGGCGTGCCTCGGCGGCCACCTTGATTCGTTACATTAGTTGGCATTTAATATTTTCCCCATTAGCTAGCTAATTATTGGCCCAAGGAGGACTGCCCTGGCTTGAAAACTGCGTAAATATATTCGCCGAAGAAGCCTGTGAGGCACCACCTGATTCTGGTGCACCCAATAACTCACCCACCTGATCAGGTGTATTACTTACAGACGTTTCAATCAATTGGTTTATAGTCCAGTCTGTCATATCTGATGTCTTTATAGGCGCAGCCTGTGCAGGACTTTCTACACCAAAAGAATTATCTAGATATACTGGTCTAATCCGGTATCTAATTAATCCTAACATAGTCCCCATCTGATTATCGTTATATTGAAAATTTGTTGTACTAGATGGTAGTGGTGTTACGGTACTTCTTAACATCTTGACCATGCCCGCGGTAGTATCATATATTGCATATACTTCAAAATGCATAACGGAAGCCATTGGCCCATCCGCTATTGACCATGTTACCTGAAGTACATCTAAGATGCCTCTACTAATCTCAACATCAACAACTCGCGGTTTCAAATACGGTATGAATATATCGTTGTTTGATCTTACACCAACATCACCATCTAGAAAATCCTTTAAAAAACTAGGTTGGCCGGTATTTTTTTCAAAGTCGATTAAAGGTGTAACAGCAATTGATTGTCCTATTGACTCACCGGTGCCAACGTCTAATCTAACCTGTTTAAACGTTGTAGTCTCAAATAATTCACCAACCGGTTTTACTAGTAAGTTCAGAACATACGTATATTTCTTTCCTCTTCTTAAGGAAGGTATATTTTTCACTTTTCTTGTGGATGGATCATCAGAAAACTCAGTACCTTCTACTAAACCAAAGTCAACAGTTATACCTTCAGGATGTTGGATGCGTTCTACCCTAATTCCGCATAGGTCAGATATCCTATTTCTCTCTTCCCGTACTGTGTCTTGATAAGCTTGAGATATTCCTAACCTAGATAACGTTGACATAGCTGATTCTAAGCCCTGTGCCGTTTCTTCTACTATCGGAATACATGTAAATCTGACTGTCGCCCTATCAATATTATTTGATGGAATATTTAGCGATGGAGAACCGTGTCTAAACGTAAACCCTTCAACTCTAGCATCTTTCTGTGCCCTAACGGTTGATGATGAATAAGAGAGAACATGTGACTTTCGATCCTCCATCAAAAATATAGGTGTATAACGATATCTTGCATTATCCTTAAATTGAAAATCTATAAACTTTATAGCCCTGGTTTGGGTCTCTTCTTGTTTTAAGGGATAAATGAATGGGTTTTGTTTACGAAATTGCCTATTGTTCTTAATCTGAGTTGTTAGAGCATGATCACGGGTTGATTTTCTTGTATGTCTAAGCTTCACTGGATCACAAGACTTTTCTACTTTAACGAATGTTGGTCCTTCACTTCCCCCAATTCTAGTCCTCTGTAGCATCATTGATATTGCATTATCGGGAACATCGTCTATTAAAATTGCAACAGATTGTTCTTTACCGTTAAACGCAACAATTTTACATTCAGCATCTTTTTGTGAGGCCTCAGCTGGAACTGCAGGATGTTTTGACTTGCACATAACAACCTCACTAAAACCGGTTGGTCCAACATCGCCACTAATATTTTTTACTATCGCCCTATAAGAATATGTAAATGGGCTAGTCATTGGATACCCATTCAGATCATCGACTATATTAATAAACCCGCCTACAGCTAACCGACCTGTCCAAACTTCACGTGAAGTTAGTTCGCCACTAGGATCAGACATTGGTACCCTAATTATAGAAACATCAGAACCGTATGGATCACGTTGTGTGCAAAATATTTTTATACGACCAGACCCATCAGATGCTAGGCCGGCAGTAATACTAGGGCTATATTGGGGAATCATTTTTTGTCTAGTTTGTGCGGCATGATTAATTTGTGACATTAGAGGGGGTATGTCAAGCTCAATCATATTACTACCAAAAAACCTAATCCTTATATATACTTCTTCCTGGTTTGATATTTTCTCTATACTGGGCGTACATCTAATCTCTAATGGAATTAGTCTGGACTGCAATGAGGCAATAACCTGGATTGTACTGGGTGGTGGAAGACGAGTATTTGAATCTTCAGGATTTGCCGTTTCACTGCGAGGTACGGAGCCAACAATGCTTGTAACGGTTGCTAAATACGCTGTCTCCAACCTACCGGCATCCTGAATTAATGATTCGCCAATTGCAGCCAGGATTGGCGCGCCAGATGAAATATTTGGTAAATTGCTTGTTGTAGCACCAGCATCAGATGCCATTGCCAATCTAGATGATCCATTAATTATTGCAGGGGGTTTCTGGAGTTGTGATACAGGTGAAGGCCTATCAAACGCTCCGAAACCGGCGTTCATTGACATCCCCGGACCGATTGGGGGGCCCGAATTATGATTAATCGCCGGCTGGTATGATCCAACCTTAGCGGGATCAGTACCCCCATTTCTCATCGCTGCAAAGGCATTTGACTCAGCCTCACGGCCACCCATACGATCTAGATCACTAGCAATCTGATATGGCGTCTGCGGGGGTGTTGAAACTGGAAGACGTGGGTCCCCAAAGTTATTAGATTCAATACTACCAGACGCCGCAAAATTAGCTAATAATGCCAGTTGATGTGTGTCATAGTTAACTTGACGTAATTGATTATTAAACCCTGCGTCGACGTGACGTGGATTAACCGTATAATAATTGTAGTTATATCCAAAAGGATTAGATATCTCGATCGTAGGTACCTGTCTATACCTTTCATCCAAACGAACATTTACAACATATTCCGGGGGTGGCTCAACGGCAATGATTGGTGGCGATGTCGGGGCGGCCGGTGCATTAGCAGGGGTAGCAGCGCCTGCATTCATTAAGATAGCATCTCCCTTGCTCGCAGCACCTGCGGGAGAAGCAGGGCTAGTCTGATTTTTTTCAGCTTTCTTTAAGCGTTGATCCTGTGTTAGTCCATATCTGGTCTTTGGAGAAGGTAGTCTGTTATGTAACTCAAAAACTAGTGTCTTTATGCCTTCATCCCTAACAAATAGCGGATCTATCTTACAATTAAAAACATAGTGATATTGGCCGGCCGCGGTCCTGGGATCTGACTTTATTCTTCTTGTTGCTGGAATTTCATAAATCCATGGATCCTCTAGTTTTGCACATTGAGTAGTTGGATCAACTTTTATAACACTTTGTGCAGACGTACTACGGTCATTAACAGGGGTTGTAATCATTAAATATCACCATTTCCTATTCTAGAGTTCTCTTGGTTTGAACATACAATGGTAAATAAATTTATAAATTTTGATGTACCCGCCAGATCTACAAAAACCTTTCCGACAAAAAATACATGTTGTGATAGACCGGTATCCGCATCAACAAACTGGCCAAAGTCTATTATCTCTAATTTTCTTACACTAGCATTTCGAAACTCAAATGGTTGAATCATGATGTTATTATCACGTGATGTGTCCGTAAAATTAATGTCAATAAATTCTTTTTTATATGCTAATTTCTCTTCATTATAAAACTGTCTATTAAGTGTATCTAAAGAGAGTATTGGCATACTGTTTAGATTTTCATACGTTGCTAAAGGTAGGCTCATATTATCACCGGCAGCATCACGTTTATTTACTGGAGGTAAATACATAAAATTTGGCATATGTGACGTACGCTTATCTTGAAAAAACGTCTCAGAATCTTCTAGGTTCCCTCTAATCCTATCTCTCTCAGACGTTACTGACCCTAAGTCCCATGGGATAGAGTCAGACATTGTGAAATCAACCTCTATATTTTCATCATCAATTATGCTTCCATGACTTATCGATATATCAAACTTATTTGAATCAGAAAACGGGTCTAGCCCTCCCAGCATCCTTAAATTCATAAAGTTGTTAGATATACCTTTCGCAATTAATTTTGCATTATCAATCACTTGTGTTCCCGACATATTCTCGCTAACTTCAATTGAGTATGGAATACTAAAATTTGAGCCGGTTAAATATGTTGATGTAGCGGTGATGAAAATGTTGGTTAGACCGGCATGGCCACGAGTATTTTGTATTAATGATATTGAGTGTGCATCATTATTAGACGTTGATATTGTGGATGAGTCAGCAGCTGTGATCTTTGGATCTGTACCAGCTGATGCTGCATGTAATATTGTACTGTTAATTGTTGATACGATTCTACTTGATATATCATCTATCGTTTTTATACCAGATAAACCTATTTTATTTGCGGAAGCATTTAACCCTGCGGTTGTATCAAATGAATACTGCATCCGCGTATTGTCTGATGCTGTTAATCCTAAAAATGTCCCATTCAAATTCGATGCAACGGTTGCTGGGACAGAGGCTGATGGAATAGTCAGCGTAGCCTTTGGAAAAGCATTCGTAAATGATTCACCTTTTCGATATACGCTTTCACCTACAACTCTTATACTACCGGTCGATACACCAAATCCAGTAATCGATTGTCCTTCCGGACCTCTCTCAATAATGATCTGATCAAACGGAGAAGAAGCTGCTTCAAAATATATTCTGTCAGATGCTTCGTCTGCCGCAGAGTCAGAACCTGATCTATAAAAGCACGCGGAATCGGTGAATGATGCAAAAGAAAACTCCAGCCGGTCAGCCACCATCTGGTTTCGGCCTTCTTGCGTGAGTATAAAATCTAAAACTCGGGACTTACTATCTAAAATACCTGTCAAAACAAACCTCAGTCAAAGAATAATAACACAGATAAATATTACTATATATATTTTTTTTGAGGCGTGAAATTAGACTTAGTTTAAATACCATACGATCCGGAACCATATGCGCCTTTATCTACAACTATTCTCTCAGATGGAATTACCGGAAATATACGGTGAGTAAAATGAATCATTTTTTTAGAAAATGCATAAGCTACCTGTGCTTCAGGACGACGTAAGCCGCCCGAACCTGCTATGGATGCAGTATAATACCCTATTAATACCGCAACACCTCCAAATGTTGCATCAAATGCTGCATAGCTTCCTGTTACTGGCATCTATTTTCCCGTCAACTAAACTACATTATAAATCAGTCACGCCATCCCATGGATGGACTCGCGATGTGTAAGCGTCGCCATGAGAATGAAAACAATAATTTTTATCCTGCAGCGTTCCCATTAAGCCTAGATTTTCATTACTAGCCCAAAATAATCTAAGATAACCTTGAAATCCTTGATATGCAGCACCATATGTGTGAACTCCCCATGGTAATATAGGTTTTTTTCCGAATGGTGAACCGGGATAGCCAGTCAATGCACTCTGTACATCGGCGGCTACTCTTAAGGTGTGTGATCCACTAACTGTTTGGCCTGTCGAATAACGATTAAACCCGCCATAATAGGGATCATTTGAATTGCCATGGCCACCTCCTATACAAAAAGGTCGGGTATCCTCTGATGATAAGTAAATTGAATCAAACAACCCAAGATAAAGAAAACTGGCCGAGCTCTCATCAGTCCACCAAATAACACATGTAGCTTCATCAGCTATAAAAGAAAATCTCTCCGATTGATTCCAGGTGCCGTGGGACCTGTGATAATGAAAGTTATACGTAGTTCCCGCTTGGTTATTCTCGTAGCCCCAATAGGAACCTTCACCATCTGTCATGTCATATAAACCAGGAAGAGGTATATTTTTCGCGGGATCAGAGGGAACTCCCCCCATACAATTCTTAAAGCCTGATGCCATGCTGGTACCGCTTGTCCCCAACATGACCAAACCTAACCCCTTCAAATCGATGTTTCTCTCAACAGGTGCGGTTCCCGCGACATAATCAGCTAGGGGCAAAAGATAAAAGTGTGTATACTGCAACGAGGTTGCAGTGGCCTGGAATATCTTGATATATACCTGGCATTCAGTATTAGAACCTCCACGGTTGGTACTGAGCACTATCCAATCGCCTGAATTAACACGAATACCCCCAGCATTATTAACATGACTAGAATTCCAACCATTAGAATCATGTAAATTTGAACTGCTAGTGCCACCGATCGGTGCATCCTGACGAGTGCCGGCATAACTATACGAGTCAATAATTTTCCAGCCCGGACCTGTATATGTTGAATCAGCCCCCGTTATAAATCTCACAAAATACCATATCCACCTATTATTAGCATGTAATTGATATGGGTATATTCTTGTAGTTGGCATTATACCATTCCCTTCCCTATTACTCGAACTTTATAAGTTTGGGCCGTTATTCCGTTATTATATATCTTACAATATAAATTTGTATCGCCTTCACCGGTGAAGTAAACGAATGGTACCCTATCAACATATGACGTACCTGGTGATGACATATTTATGCCCACCGCTTTGTAGTTTAATGTAGATCTTGTATAAGAAGCATCACCATATATTTCTATGTCACAGTTTGTTGAATTAGCCGAGGAGGTTAACTGTAAGAAGTCTATTGTCCCTGATTGAAACATTGATATTGTTGCCGTGCCAGTTGCGCCGGCAGCAACATTCGACACTGTAGTCTCAGTGGGTTCTTTTATTGCAATATACTTGTTGCTTTGTAAGTATGATAACGTTATATAATTATTTGCCGTCAAGAATGCAATGCTGGCATAACTTCCCAATTGTGATGAAAGAGTAGCCTGTGTTATGTACCCATAAGTTGTTAGATATGCCTGGTTTACGTAGTTGTTATTTGATAATATTTCTAAAACATCTGCCTCAGATATGCCACCTGCAGCTGCATCAAAGGTACCTTTAACTTCTAGATCGCCATATATTGTTACACCACCAGTAAAAGATCCGGCTGCATTTGTAAGACCTATCTGCATTCTATTCGGGAATATAACTTTTACTATCTTACCGTTAGCCCTATTTCTAGCGACGATTTTCTCAAGCATCGGAATTCTAGAATCTTCTATGACAACATCTGCCATCTTTTATACCTCCATTAATTCCTTACTAATCTATGTATACTTCTAGAATTGTTCTAATGTCTGGTTCTTGATCTGCTCTATCTCTAAATTGACCATCAAAATATGGTAAAGAAGATGTTGCAAATTGTGAAAGATTCGAGCTGTTTGTATCGGTTGGCGTCGTAGAGCTACGTATACCTGATTCTAAATCAGGCCTCTTCATAAAAACAACATTAACCGGAGCCTTATCTTCAATTTCCCCATTTTTAAAAATTCTAGAATCTAATCTTTGTTCCAGCATATCCCTAAACTGGCCATAACGATCTCGACGGAAGACACATGATAGTGGCTGTTTTTGATAATTTATTAACCCATACCTCAATCCGCGGAGTTCTACCCCTCTATAATAATCAATAGAGTCAGGATGAAAACTTGCATCCGTTACCTCTGCTGCAGATCTTGGTGTCAGGGTTCCTGCTGACTGTGTCATGACAGGCATAAACCCAGGGGTGGCCAAGGATCTGGGTATGCCCCCTGGAATATCACCAAACCCAAACAAAGCCCTATTCCATCTATCTAAATTTCCGCCCTTAAGATTTGCATTTGAATATATACCAGATGTATATTTCGCGGCACCGGCAGTTATAACTCCAACACTAGAAAAATGGGTTATCCCACTATCACCACCAGGAATAGCAGTATTTGTTGTATAGGGACTAGTCATCGTAACCATTTTCTGGCTATATAGTCTCTCATATGAAGGGTGGGTTTTTCCTTTGCTAAATTTCTTAGGTATATGATATAAGTGTTCTAATATCGGAGGGTACAAAAATGGGCTAGCAAAACATAATAAATCTGGTGTTCTCTTTGTACCCCCAACTAATGCATTACATTGTGTACCGGATGGGTGGATGTTTGGAACAAAGTCAGCCTCTGTCATCATAAAATCATCACGATTCATGGGTGTCGTAACTCTCTTTAATTTCAAAAATTTAGGTTCAAAAGGAAAACAGGTATACCAATTATCAACTAGTCCAGGTTTAATAGCATCCGTATAGTATGTACATGGTGCAGTTTTCTCACCCCCAATAACATGTAATGGCCAAGGGGTTGATCCTACGGTCCCAGCTGCACCGGCAGACTTATTTATTGCACCAAAATAAGTACCATTAGCTCCCGATAATGCAGGACTCATGAATGTTACAGCCGTACCACTAATGGTCGTCGAAAATGTTGGAATCCTGGGACTGTGTATCGCAATTACAAACTGTTTTGATCTTGCACCAGGAGTATTTGCAGCACGATTAGCATCATCATTTAGATTAACGTCAGATATCCCTATTCGTGGTGAAGCACCCCCGGCCGCGGCCTCACCAGTTATGGTACTATCATGTATACTTAAGCCCATCACGTTAGCATTGATGATCCCGAACATTTCTGCGAAGTTTGGAACTAGCGAGTCATAATAAATCTCATCAGATAATAACCTAACATTTCTAGGAAAACTGCTAGTAACCCACCCTCCTATTTCGGTAAAGTTCCCTATCTTCTTCCTTCCAGTAGAAATGTTAGTACTACTCTTAACTTCATCACTAATCATTGAGCCGGTTATGATTTTATCAGTATATGTTCCAGGTTGTGTAAAGTTTGGCTCAGTATCAAATTGATCAAAAATATTGTCGATCCCTATTACATCATGAACGGCATCAGTATAAAATAGGTCGTCTTCAGATATTTTCTTTGTAGGTGTAATCACATTATTTCTGATTGGACCACCAAAGAAGTGAAGTCTCATTACTTGAGGATTAAAACTTACTAAGTGGTCGTTGAAATTTGCATGCGACATGTATGACGTAGGAAGTTGAATCCCTAATATTAGCTTATCTTCAGGCTTTAATAAATAAGGTACTTCATCATCCATATTTTCAGGTGCTATAGCCATGGCAATATTTCGAAATGTTCTTACTTCATAATCTTTTTTAATACCTGAGAATTCACCACCAAAAGGTGCACGACCAGTTGACAACCCTAACCCATTCCTTGATCCTCGCGTATACCGTTGTAATATGTTCTCATTTGACAGACTACCAGAGGTGGGATCGGCATTATATTGTGGGATTGGGGTCCTAAAATCGCTAAATCCAGGACCTAAACCTGGTGACCGAGGAATTAATGGTATAAATCCACTTATTTGAATCGTAACGTGCTTGAGGCCTTTACCGTCCGAACCATCACCGGAATGTGTTTTCACATTAGGGATTGATGATGTGATCGGTACATCTATTTGCTGGATTGGTTGAGTAATATCCGGATGATACTTATTAGCTTGTTCGTCAACATCAGATGAAAAGAATCCTACCCTGGTGTATGCAACTAGATCCCTAATACTGTCGACATATTTTGTTGTATTCGTGAGTGTTGCCACAGAAATAGATGATGTCGTAACTATGTTCGTGGGTATCTGTACCTTATATGAATACGGTGAACTAGTATCTGGAACCTGGACTATATCATCATTTGGCTTGTCTAGATGGACCGTGTTGATGTCTCCGGTACCAAATATAGCCTTGATTGTTTCATTCTCTATATCAGAATTAAGATTCGCCTTTCTTTGGTTCAATAGAAAAAATGTAAATGTTGATGATTCTATCTCGTTCAAGCTGGCAGCAGCACTTTTACACCAGTCGGGCAAGGCCCCACCCCAGTTCCTGATTTCGTAAGATGCAGAAAACTCCAGGAATACATTCTCTAATAAAAATGAGTCAGTGCCAATGTAGTCTTTAACACGTATAGTTTCATCATCTGATAGATGAAATTTTCCATGGGAAGGAAACCCATATGTATTAATTGCCGGTGCTAGCCCTGTTTCTTGGACCAAAAGTTTTGTCTGAAGATTATTATTGGAATCATCTCTTAGTCTTAACCCACGTTGAAACCCTGAGCCCCCATTAATTATTGATGCATTCTGCAGCAAGTTGTCTGTTGATTGTCCAAACCCTTTTATTTGTTGATCAAGATAAAATTGTATTTGTTGATCAGTGGTATATTGGTTTGTTCCATTTTTTAAATATTTCCACTCGGCTTCGGCTTCGGCTGCGTTTAGGCCTCGGCCAACACCTTTCCAGCACTTAGCGCTAAAATTATAATAGCCCATATTATGATTAACATTAGTTGCCCCACTTATGTACATATATCGTGAGCTACCAGCAGTGCCGGCATCTGATGAGCCTCGCCAGTTTTTTCCCGATCCACTTGAATGATTTGATGCTGTAATTGGTAGATCTATCACTATGTGATCTTGAGAATTCATTCTCAAAGAATTTGACGGCCCTAACCTATGCAGGCCTCTGTTAGATAATGTCCCTGTTACAAATAAATCAGAATCCATAGACATTCGGATCCCATGACCCTCCGACACTCCAAATGATGCAGAATGATAGGCATTATTCGTTAATTTTGCATCATAAGATGAAGTATATATAGTTGATCTTTTTAACTGATTAAATCCAAATATTTCTGGATGAGAAGCTTCATTAAATGGTGTAGCCTTTGGTAACGTCTCAGACAAAAACAAGGATTGATTGCCTGATCTCATGATACCACTACCTGTAATATCTGGGAGCATCCTGTCAAATATTGGTTGATACTTTGTCCTGGACGTCTCAATTGATCTATTAACGCCAAACAAAAAACTACCAGTAGCAATTCTTGATTTTGAAAATCGAAAACTAATCCGAGGTGGGCTTAAGGTAGTATTAATCATAGTATTTTCAACTACACTACCTGTGGCCGGTCTCTGGCCCTTAAGCTTTGGAAAATTATAACGATTCTTCTTATTGGTAAATGTCACGCGAAATTTATCTGAAAGATCACCCGGTCTGGCAGACTCCAACCTTAACCTCTTACCAGGGTTCGATGATAATAGTGTTGCCCTCATTCCGGCCTTGGACTTATTTATAGCTGCAGCCAACTGAACAAGAAACTTCTGAACCGTTGTTTCACTATCATCAGATGGTTTCACACCAAAATTGATTCTTTCCCTGTCAACACCCGTGCTAAAGCTGGCAATGGAAAAAAGGCCAGAATTCAATGATGGTGTCTCTATGTTTGTATTACCACATGCGCCTGATACTTGCTGTGTTAGGTGGATAATGTTATCAAGCCTGTGAAGATTTATAACTGAGTTATGTACATTAACATTGTTTCCGTTTGTAGAATTTATAGCAGCCTGTAACTGCTGTGCAATCTGTGTTGTTGTGGATCCAGCTACATACTTCACGACAGTGGCAGAACTACTAGCAACCATAAGATCACTGGTGGCAAAATTAACATCCTTGGTAAAGATATATCTCTTTATTTTTCCTCTGATAAATCGACCGTCCGGACGATCACCGTTTGCGGCCGTCACGACAAGCACTGATCCGTTATCAGCGGCGCCTAAGCCATCTGCTAGCTTGATGCGGCCGGTAGCAGAATGACCCATGTATACACGATTAATGTGTGATCCGTCATCCTGAATTGTGCCTATGGAATTAGCAAAATTTCCCGACATGTACTTTATAACTTTGTGTTTGGCGAGGTTTGTCCAACCACGTCTTGTAGGGGAAAACTGACTTACCTTATCAGTTGTCCTACTACCAGTTGGATGAGAAGAAGTAATATAAAGATGCATACCCCTAAATGTTGTATCATCACCAGAGACTATTAGACTAGAAAAATCAAGCTCGATTGATGAGAATGATGTTTGATAGTCTATTGCCGATTTATCTTCAACAAATGCATCAGGTACCGTGGTTGTCGATCTCAACCTAGAATGCCACTCCACATCTTCATTATAAGCCATTTGTAGCCGTGGAGGCATTGTTAGCTTACCAGATTTCTTGCTATATGTAACACCGTTCCTGGCTTCGTATAATGCCGTTATACTATCTTCTGATAGTGTTTTTCTCCAAAAGCCGATATGTGACCAGGACATACTCTTTCTGTCTACATCCGGACCGCCCACAATTAAATTCAGCGGTTGATTTCCAAAATCGCCTATCATACCATCAGATTGAGGAAAAGCTGTTGATTTTGGCTCCTGTGGAAATCTTTGATTGTATAACTTCACACCGTTCAAATAGACCGTTGTTGCCGTTGTTGCCGGAGTTACCCTGCTAGCAGACTGTGCATCGTAGTGCGCTTGATTATTGAAAGTAACCGCAATATGAAACCAGTCATTTGATAAACTAGCAACCGACATCTGATCAATTTTTCTTTTATCCTTATCGACAACCCCCAGTGACGTAGTTAAAGGAATTGTCGATGCTACAAACATCCTAGAAGATTGATCCTTTGACAAAAAATTAACAGATAAGAAATTTTGTCCCCTCTTTGGATAACTAGCATGAAATAATTCAAACCGATATGGGGATACTGATCCGTTTCCATGTACGTTTGCAATTTGGCCGACTGCCAAATTTGCCTTATTGGATGCATTAACACCAAAAGATTGTGATCTGTGAAGTGCACCAAACTTAGGCCCAGAAAAATTTGTACCTGTCAAATATGTTGCGCTAGCATCAAAATATACCGTACGCAAACCGCGGTGGCCTACATCATCCTGCGTTAGCGATATTGGGTGCGCATCATTGTCACCAGCGACACCAGATGCATCAGCTGCTGCTATTTTTGGATCATTTCCTACTGATGCTGCGTGGGTACTAGTATCATTAATCGTCGCAATGATCCTATCGGAAATATCATCTATCGTAGTTATACCGGATAGGCCTATCTTATTCGCTGTCTGGTTCAGGGTTTTTGCAGTATCAAATATATACTCTATTTTTGTGCCATCAGAAGCCGTTAACCCTAGTTTCTTTCCGTTTAAATTTGTTGCGACAGTCACAGGCACCCCGGCCTGAACCGTGAGTGTCCCGACGGCCGCGGCGTCGGGAGATGAACCAGTATTAAAGAGACCGGTGGTCGCGAAATCTATATTCCCATCTCTACCAATGAAAGGTGTATCAGCCCCGCTAGCAAGAGATAACCTAAAGAGTGATCGGCCGTGATCGGCCTCACCATCATTATGAAACTTAAACCAGCCAGCAATTGTAAATGATGCCGGGCCTGATATGTTATTCTTTGTTGCCTTGTACAGGTTTAGATTAGCATGTGATCCAGTAATTATCATACACTGGTGTGATGCCGTCGTGGGAGAAACGATGTTTCTGTATATTGACCCTATTCTCCACCTGTACTTCTTTTGTGTTGCCGCTGTCCACATAGTGGACGCGTCCCAGAATTTTCCAAAGGTACCGGAAAACCATAAATGTCTTGAATAGGGTGAAGAGAATGAACCACTTATATGTGGTGCACAAAGATTACCCGAGACATGTTGGTTCGAGCCTGTTAGCCTAACTGCGACTACACCACTTGACGCATGCCCATCTATTGCACCGCGGTGTGCAGTGTCAGATATCTGTAGGTTGTGTGCAAGGCCAAGGTGGTTTAAGCCGGTACTCAATAATGAGTTGCTAGAGGCTACCTGTACCCAGACAAGGCTAGCCACCTGTACTTCACACGCAGCGGCATCAGCCTTGGTGTACCTAATCAATGGGTTGCTTATAGGTACCCATGTACTTCCATAATCAGGAAGCTTTTTTTCATTTTCAATATCTCTAGCCATCTCTGTCTAGACCTCCGAATGATATCGAGTCCCTGCCGGTATCTGTCTTACCATATACGAAACCAGAAGTTGTAAATCGATGATTCAGTCGAAGATCACTATTCATAGACAAACTGGCTGACAACGTACCACTAAACAATAACTCTTGAAATGTACCGCCTGAACCGACAGTAAGGGTTTTTCTTGGGTGTGATAATGGCATATCATAAATTATCTCTGCATCGTGATTATCAACGAATGGAGACTTATCAACTATCCCATGGCTCAACCTAGTCACATCCATTGCTCCTGCAGTACCCCCACCTTCAGCGATCGCGAGAAAAGTACCTCGCGAACTTGTGGGATTTACAACTATAGACTTTCCCACCACGTAATGTTTTAATGTAAACTGTTTTGGATCATTAATAAACACGGGTTTATCAATAAATGGATCTTGTTCATGATTATGAGCATTATCAATCTGATCCGATACTACTACACTTGAAAACTGATCATAACGACCGGTACCTTGGTTGAACCCACCATTAATAGAAAATCCAGCAGACACTCTGTAGCATCTCATTAACTGATTCCTATGAAGCAAACCGCTGCTGGCAGTATGTACTGGCCATAGGCTGGATTGGTGCATTAATATATTGGATGATAATGCAGACGGCCTATAAATCGAACCCACTACGTTGGGTGCTAGAGCGTCATACTGATTAGCTGCCTTAATCTGCATCAGTGAAACACCGGTGTCAATTCTTCCATTTGAGGCACTTGTAAATGGGTTTAATATTGACCCATGGATAATTCCTGCGTGGGTCACACGCGTCAGGTCTGGGTCATTCAATGACTTCGACAGGTATCTGATAACTACCTGTAAGTGACCATCCTTATCTGCGTACGGTTTTCCATCCTGATCATCGGACTCCGGGGTTGACTGGCCGAATGTTTCAACATGTGCGAAACCAGGTACAACTTGAAATTGTTTTTCTCCGTTTAGCTTTCCTTCTAGCCTTAACATGGCAGCTACAGAACCCAGGGTTGCAATTGATCCGGTAACCCTACCAAACTTGCCAGAAAACTGCTGGATATTTAATGTTGGAGCAACAAAATTAGTCACAGTCAAATGCTTTTGGTTAGTACTAGGACTTAAAAATACTGGTTTGTTTCCGGCAAACCCGGTCGCGTCCTGGTGTAGACAAAGTATTCTCATAGTATCATCATTTGAACCCAGGCTACTAAATGCATAGGTACAACTAATTTTTGGATCAGTACCTGCTGATGCAGCGTGAGTTGCTGTATTATTAATAGTGTCCTTAATGCGGTTTGCAATATCTTTTACGTATGAAACTCCTGACAGCCCTATTTTGTTGGCCGAGGCATTTACTGCGACCGACGTATCAAATACATATTGCATTGTTGTGCCGTCAGATGATGTCAACCCCAAAAACTTCCCATTTAAGCCGGCGGCTACCGTGGCAGCAGTAACATGTCCAGGGTTATTATAATGTATATTACCATGCCCTATCGTCATTTCAGCTGTTGAACCCTGCAGATATAGATTGCTATTAGAACTATCCGACGCAGGTACAGCTGACATTGTTAATATTTGTCGACCATATCCGGCAAAAGCACCCTTACCGGTTGTCGTAAGTTTAACCCTACCTAGAGGATAGTTTGGCCTTGTTTGTGTGGGGCCGCCCTTTCGAGCGTTGATTGGCATTGACGATGTGAGGGGGTGGTTCATACCCATAATACGATTAATAGTACTACTCACCTTACCAGCCATCCGCTGGACGTTTAGACCAAGATCGGCACCCGTGCCGGCGGCAGGTAGTTGTACATCAATCTGGTAAAACGGGGTATCATCTCTCATTAAGTGTTTCCACTCGGGAGAATTTGTCCTATCAACATAGGCTTTAGCAAGTAGGCTAGCCTCGGCAATATCCTCATAGTTATAACGAATGTTTAATCTTTCGATACCATTCCACTCAGCATAACACCGATTGTAATGTTCGGCTCCACAAAATAATGCCTCCTGCAATAACCTTATTTTAGTGATCCTAGGGCGCTTCCTGTCACTAACATAGTTGTTACCGGGTGTCTGATCTTTAATATGAGAAGAAAATACAAATAAAATATTCTCTCTTTCTGAAAGTATTAGCATTGGCAGGACATAGGGATCTATGTCTGGATGTGGGTGTATTAATTGTTGACCATCACGTGCTAAATATCGACCACCGGTGAAATCCATGGATCCCGTAAAGCTATATACATCCGCTTCAGATATTGGAAAAACAGGAACCCGCTGATCATTAAAGTGGTTTGGTGATTTTGTTACTAACTCGCTCTTTTGACCAATAACCCACTCATATTCATTAAACTCTACATATGCCCGATTCAAGACGACACCTTCGCTAGCATACCTCCGAAAACGACTATTAGTGCTTCCTGTTATTTGCAATAGACGAGAGATGGCCCCTTTGTTATGCCACCACCGGGCATTGCGTCCACGCTCGAGGGGTGGCCAACCGGGCTTATCAAAATCAAAACGAATTGCGTGAGGTGCGCCGGCGGCGGCTGCGCCCGAATCGTCGGTAGCCGTTAATCTAAACGGCGTTACACCATGGAAGTGATCATTATTAATTGACTCTATTATTCTAGCGGATATATCATGAGGTGTATTAGCATTAAGTAATCCAATTTTATTGATTGTCGTACCTGACACATTTAATACGGCCTGATCAAACGTAAACGTTTTATAGCCATCGATTGCGGGGTTAAGACTCTCTATATGAGGAAGCCAAAAATATGTACCATGAAGATTAGCCTTCGTAGCCGAAGCACCAACGGTAATTGTAAAGTAAGACTTGGGTGGAGATAGCGGTACTGAGGATATTCTAACCTCTTGATCTTCTCCTATTCCTCGTATACGACCGAACCCTCGTAATAAATGATTACCGTACGTCCGTAAATTAACACCTTGTAAGAATCGATTTATATCACCAAACTCTTTTTCCTCTAGAGAGCCCGACTGGAATTTTGCAGTTGACAAAGAGCCAGACTGCATGTGTTTTATTATTCTATTTAGCCTATCAACATTCATCTAGATTCTCCGAAAGGCCCCTACTAACTGTTGTAATAATAATGTATCACTTATTGCATGTCTATCATTTGGTGCCAGATATATGTCTGCATTTCTATACTGTACCTTTGCACGTTCCAAAATATGACCCTCTATTACAAAATTAGAACCAATGTAGTTTGTTTTTCGTGGAACAAGTGAGTCTAAGAAATTTGATATCGTACCATCAAACCATCTAAAAAATTCAAAAAATAACTTTATGTTGATCTTATCAGTTAACCTATTAAAGTATATGTTTCTTAAGTGTGCCAAATCCTTATATTGCTCTGCATACATGTTGTTTGGTGCACCAATATATGTGTCGAAAGACTCTAGTGATGATAAAATATTTATAATATCCTCATTTAATGCCTGAACACTGGATACTTCTATTGAAAACCTTTTATCTGCTGCCGGTTTTTCTCCTGGAGGTGTTCTATGCACCGGTGCAAGGCTGACACCCTGATCAACCAGTCCATCCAGTTTTTTAAAGCTCCTAACTCTGACCATGTCATCCGTCTGTGATTCATCAAATCTTGTTGTAAGAATTGAGTACATAAATCTTTCAGGCTTTATAATCCTTTTATTATTTTCAAATCCTAACCCAGAAAGATGGAAATTATTTTGTGAAAAATCAAATATTGGTAGTGCACCAGTAGCACTTGAGTTTGTTAGGGGTTGATCAGTACTAGTGTCTATCCTTAATCTCTCAAAACTACCAGATATATTAGTAACGAAATTAAAGTTTATCTTAGGATCATCAACACCAACTGATTTAAAGTTTTTTGCATGTTCCAAAGTCTCTTTCCCGGATAACGCCTTTGACCAAAATCTTATATGACCAATACTCCCATGAAAATGTGTTGTTTTCCGAAATTGATCTTTTGAATTTAGAAAATTATTATTTCCCGCAAGAGACTGGCTACCTATTACAAAATAAAGCCCATTAGCGTTGTATTTTGTCTGCGATGATATACCGTTCTCAAACATATTTTCGTATGTTCCTTTGAGATCATTAAACCCAAATGATGAACTGTATACTTTCAGCTTTACGTCTCTATCAACAGAGGCCACGCGTAAGAAATATGATGAAGTTAAAATCGAACTGAATTGATCTCGTCTAATTCTACCGAATGAAATATGCCATTTCTTTCCATCAAAAATATTAACGCCAGTCAAAGGCAAAACCATGGTAGGTTTTGATGTTCCCATTTCAGGACGAATATTCAATGTTAAAGATCCGGTCCGGTTCTCTGCTATAGTACCGGATACTGCACATAGATTTAAGACCATACCATGCTTATTAGACGCCGCATTTGTACCGGTCACTGAAAATCTAACCAACGACTGAGTCACTGGATATTCAAATAATTTGCGTCTTGGAAATTGGTATATTGCTTCATACGTCCATGATGCCGTTGTTAATAATTTGTCGGTTAGGCTTGACGTTTTATGCATGTGCGGCCAGCCTGGAGATGTACGGGTTGCAGCAAGGGCGGGCGATATTATATGTGGTCGATCTGAATCAAACCCTTGATATCCTAGAGTTCCCTTAGGGTTAAATGATGATGACATATCAAGCATTGTACTTACTTCTGATCTATTTTGCCTTACATCTGTTGCCAGGTATCTGGTTCTTGATCCTCCAAATTCCCTAAATCTAAAATTTTGATCTGGTTCAATACCCATCGTACGCATCAAAACTTTTATTGAATGAATTGTCCCTTTACTCTGAATTATTTCTGGTAATTCTGACAGTATTCTTCGCCATATCTCGTTCTGTATATTCAGTAAGTTATCCTGTTGTACACCTACAGATGTTGTAAGATTTACGCCCTGTAGCCACTGCTTTAAATTAGAGTTTGCAAAGAAATCAGGTAAGTGAAATCCGTAAGTTCCGGCGAGTATGGGTAAAAATTGATCAGGCACAGTATTGTATGATGTATGATCCGGATTTCTAAGATCGCCAAACTGATCAATATATTGCTTTAATTCATCAAAAAACTTTGACCAAGTAAAGAGTATTGCAGCCATTATATGGGGTTGCCCCATCTTTCCGCCGGCAGGAAAATCAGTATGATATGAATAATCGTCTGTTATATTACCAAGCTCCTTTGAAGGATCAAACCCTTCAAACTGTGCAGCCTCCAGAAAATAGTGTTTTGGAACAAGTTTTGTTATTATGTTGGGATTGTTTGCATCATATAATGACGCAGAATATAACAGGTTAGAATTTAAAGTTATCAAATCGGGATACGTTGGAAAAAGTACAGGATTTAAACTTATTTCCTCCGACTTAACAGGAATTTCAACACCGGAAAGTGTTCTCTGGGACATATCATAATTTGTAATCTGAGAATGTAGTGAGTTTCCCGAATAATCTAAGACATAATCATTAGATGTATACGATCCTGTTGGTTCATTAAATTTAAGATATAGTTTTAGAGTATCATCCGGAAATACACTGGCATCTTGAAATGCTTTTATATGTTTATATGGTTGCCCCTTATGATAAACTCTTAACTCGTCAATGGCACCGGTTAGTGTCTGTGCTGGTATTATTGTACGATCGGGTGCAGCATTGTGTACGGTACCAGACCCTATCATCATGGGTCTAGACATTAGATCCATCCCACCAAACTCTATATTATCAGTACTCCTCGTTTGTAATACTGCATCTTTCCACATTTCTATTGTGGGGGGCTCTGATCCTCTGTTGAATACAATCGCTACATGCTGAAATGTTTCACGCGCCAAAGTCATACTAGCGGATGTTGCCAAACTACCAGATGATATTACAAAATTTAATTTTTGACTATTACTAGATGCTATTGACTCTGATAAGTACAGAGTATACCCTCTTGACTTATCAGATGTTAGATGTTGTAAGACAACTGCATTTCCCACATCGGTACTTAACTTTGAAGGATTCAGCTTTAGCTCTATTGTGAATGATTTTTCTTCAGGGTCTAAAATACTACCAGCATCGCTACGCTTGGAAAGAGATGGGTTTGCGCCACCGGCGATATCCTTTATGTTTATAAACGTCTTTTGTGTTGAATTAAACCATAAAAACCCACGATTCTTTGGGAAGCTATCATATATATATTTTTCGTAACCCGTCAATGAAGAGAAGTAGTTAGTTATCTCTTCTCTCCTACCATCAAACGGATATCCATTTATTATTTTTTCAAATGATTCGTTGACCTTAACTTCTGCGCTAGAGAAAAATACATGATTTTCAAACTTAGAAAAATCTAATCTTAATTGCTGTGTGGATTTTAAACCAGTCCCTGGTGCGTCATATAGAAATGATGATGTAAATCCGGATATAGAGCCGGTTAATAATGACGCACTAAAGTTTTTTATTCCCGATTTTGATGATCTATAATGCCTAATCATAAAGGGGTTAAATAACTTTCCTTTCGCAAAAGTTATTAATTTATCTCTAGACATTTTTAAACGTTTCCTTCAACATCACGGTATTAATACACAAAGTAAATATATTTTAACCACGTCTCATCAGACTTATATCACCAAATGGTTATATAGATCCTACTTTCTTCCTAAGACAACAAACCTATTAACATCAACTATCGTCTTCTCTATCCCACCATCTTTTATAAAAAATTCAAAACTATATAAGGACCTAGGGTTTAGACAACCAAAATGAAAATCGAAAAACATCCCAGTACCATCAGAAGAAACGCGGGTCCCGTTGTTGTCTTTCTTAAATGGTATGACTATCTTACCACTATTTTTTTCCCTTACCCTATAATAAACCTCATCAAAAACTAGACTACTCTTGGTAATCTTTCGCTTAACAGATCTAAAATTGGTTTCATTTGCATTTATACAAAATAACTTAACCCTATGAATCTCACCCTCTCTATATTCTTTCTTCAAATTAGAGATTCTAATATCAGGATCTACGGAAAGTGAATTAGATGTAGTAAATGGACTAGTAAGTAATATTGAGCTAGTTAAGTAACCTACAGTTTGATCAATTGAGCCCCACGTTGTAAGAAACTTTATTGAACCTGACTTTGATGCAAATTTATAAATTGTATCAGATCCAGAAATTACGTTTGCTGCATCATATGGAATACAAAATTGAGCCTTATATAAACCAGGCATGCCTGACATGTTCGAACTTTGTGTTACTTGTGATGCATTAACAGTTAATGAATATGATCCTGATTTTAATTTAAGCTTTATACAATCTGGGCCGCCGATTTCTTTTAATCCAGAACCAGAAACTATATTTGTGGGAGTGCCTCTAGTTGAATTTCTTAAATATAATGAGCTGGTCATATTCAAAAAAGAATTTAATGTATTATCAAGTATCGTATCATCAAATGACATTTCTATACGTGGGACAATTAATTTATTGGATACATGCCTAGATGCAAACCTCTTAACAAACCTGGTTTTTATATCTACCTCATCTGAACCTGAGAACGCTATTAAAAAACCATGGTTCTTGAATTGTCCGGATAATGAACCTGATACTATTTTTGTAATATCTATGGATAAGTCTTCCGTACCTGCGGTAAAAAGTTGTTTCTTATACAGATCGACTATACCTAAATTATCATTTAGGTTTCCTCTCTCGAATATATCTAAATTTTCTTGCCCCAGTGTACCTGATGCCATGGCACCTGGGCGATTCCACAATGATGTAACACCTGATTTGTATGATGATGTTACAAAGTTTGATGTATAAAGATCACTAAATGCCAACGTATCGCGACCTAAACCTTCTTGAAATGATTTAGAAAGTGGGTATATGGCGGCCGTAAAATTTGCTGGTACTGGGTTTCCTGCATTAATATCATACATTCTTAATCTGCAATTAAAAGATGCATCATCAATATTTAACCTAGATGATGTTAATGCACCAATGTTATCATAGTTAAACTTAATTAATATTCGAGATATCTCATTTCCACCATCTGAGCCAGTGATTGATGTCTCGTTATATAGTTTAAACAAATCTAGTGTGCTAGCCGCCCCAACATTTGCGTCGGTAGCACGAAATGATTGGTCTACTATTTTATTTGTTAAATACGTATCGCTAGATGCGGTTATGACTAAATACATGTTATGACCCCACTATTATACGGCTGAGCCGACTATGTCAAAAAGTGGAAATTTCATTTCAAAAATTGAACCTTTTGGACCAAAGATCATCCGATCCTTAGTTGCATTTTTAAATTTAAAATTTTGTAGGGAATAGCTACGACCATCGATGCTTCCCATTCTTGGAATTATTTTTAATTCTGCTAGTGATACAACTCCCGTAACATTGATTACTGCATTTACAAAATCATCATATACAAGAGGCTGATCAATTTGATACATCTCTCTGCGGACCAACGGTGATATAGCCTGTATACATTTCTTTATCGTTGCCGCCTTATTAACATTCTGGGCACAAACTATTCCAAACCTTATTCCAAAATTTACAATCATTGCATCTAAAATATCATAGCTATCCGTTATACACCTAAACTCATTCAAATATCTAGATAGATTCCTTTTTAGCATGTCCGGACTTAAACCTAGGTTTCCCTTACTGTCTCTAGAACATATAAACAATTGAGATCCCAAGGGATTTGAAGGATCTTGTCGTATTGCCGCCCTATAAACCCTACCAAACTTTGATGGTAATGTATGTATCCTCGCAAGAAGATCTTGTTTTGTAACAATTCTACCCTGTAATTGTTTAGATGCCGTTATCATTGATCGTAGTTCTTCTAATGATGGGGCATCATCACCCCCATATGCTGGATAATAATTTCGAACCCCTACAGATCCCCTGACATCGACAGCATCGGCTACTGCTGGACTACCCACAAACCTCATTTGTAAATCACCTATATTTACCAAACTTTTTGTTGCTATATTATGAGATAAGCCGCCCCCATATCTATAGACAACAAATATTGTAGTATTTCTAGGTGACATTCCCATTGTCTTTGTCTTTAATAATGAATTAGGATCAATGGAGAATCTAGAAAATGTCGTCTTCCCAAATAGTGGCATTGATAATTCACTAGGATCGGGTACTATATCATCGTCAAGTGTATCTGCCGCACCCGAACCAAACCTTAGTTTTACTGTATTTAATGATGGGTTTCTGACTACTACAAATCTTCTAGGGGCTGGAATAATTTCAAGCTCCATTGGTACTTGAACATTGTCTTCTTCTTCATTTGGATTACCTCTAAAAATTGTATCTTGTGCCAGAGACTGAACTTCATACCAGTCATTTCCGTCACTATCAAAAATCCTTAATATCTCTGATACGTTTGAATTATTTAAAGAAATTTCCCTAAAAGGTATATGATTATCACCTATTAAAAAAGATTCCTCAGTTTCAACACCGGATATTAAATCAACTTCCCGAGATAATATTACATGTGTAGGTAGACCAGATACCGTATCCTTTTGTGATATTGTTACCTTTGCTAATAAAACGCCGTCTTCATTTTTTTCTGAAAAATCTGTATCATCATCTAGATTGAATACAATTCCAGAATTTGAAACAAATGTTGAAGCAGCATTAATTATTGGCACTAAATTCTTTGTTGGGATATACCGGCCAAAAGAATCTTTTGCGGCTGGAATTTCTACAAATATTGTTCCACGAACAGTTGCTGGTGCCGCGCCTCTTATTTCAACACCGGCAGTCTGTAGGTGCCTTATCACATTCTTAGTCTCAATTGCAGTATTTGGATCAAGCTCATGAAACTGATGATCTAGATAAAATGATAACGAATCCCCTACAATCGATGCCATATCAAGTAATAAGCCTCCAAAAGATCCTTCTGAGAAATCCTGGATTCTGTCTGAAAAATGTAGATTTGCATAATCTAATATTTGATTTCTAAAACCCTCAAAATCTCTTGCAAGATATTTTCTTTCCCTAGACTTTTTGAGTTTTCCTCTAAGTTTATTACTACTCATTAATATTAACCCGCATAAAAAATTAAAAATTCGACCATATGATCTAAATCATTGGTGTAACGAGGTATCTTATAAATAATCTTTGCGCCTATTCTCAAAACATGTTCATTATCAAAATTTTCAACAATAGGTTCAAATGATACCAGTGTTATATAAGGAAAATACTTAGATGTTGCCCTCCTTATTCTTTCTTGAGCCCTAGCATCACCATTATCCGATGCTAACTCAAAACATAATGGCAATAAATTTGCGCCATAATCCGGTCGACCGAGCCTTTCTCCATGATTAGTCATAAGCATATTTCGAAAATTATCCTTGATCTGATCAGACACACTCTTGTTCATATATAATAAACCAGAATTATCAGATGCTAAACGCAGAGGCGTCTTTACTCCTACAGGTATAGACTTTTTCTTCTCTTCATCTACTAGTCTTTGTTTATTCCTCGAGGAACGAGGTGTACCAACACTCTTAAATGAAAATTCTCGCCGATTCTTTGTCGAAATAATAGACATCTACACCCCACAAAATGCTTGACAGCAATAAGTATCAACTAACCCTTTTGCTCGACAGATTATCCTCACGGAAAAAATGCCAATGGCAATAAAAAAATAAGCATCAGTACCGGGACTAGGCACTCTATTAAACCTAATACGCCTATCGAAGGTATACCAATACCTTTAAGCAATAAATCAATTATCAACTCAGGTGTTGGTATTGCTGGTGGAATATCCAACATTGCACCAATCACTATTAAGGGTAGAGTTAATATACCAAAAACCATCATTCCCAGTGAAAGACCGAACCCGGGTGGTCCAGGAATTGATATCTCAGGCAGTGGTGCAATCGCAGGAATTGTCACGGGCGGCATGTCAGGTACTTGTAGAAATGGCCCCAATACTAAACCCGGTAAGTCCGGAACCATTAATGGGAGGTCCACCGCCAGTGTTGGGATTTTTAGAGGATCTGTCAAAAGATCTATAAACGGCTTAATTGGACCTAGGTTTGCACCAATGAGCCCAAGCATCACAATCTCTAGTTTGGGTACCGGTTCACCTATACAATCTATAATAGGTTTTACTAATGTAGCGACCGGAGGCACAATACCCCCACCCTCTTCATCATCTTTCTTCTCTTCATTCTCTTCAGCCATCTCTTCCCTACTTCGTCTTCACAACAGTACTTCTTGCTGCCTCTAGATCTTTTTCTAGTTTTGCGATCGCCGCAGGCCATAATGGTAATACTAAAGGTGCCATCAATGAATCAGACGGTGTCGTCGTGTCTTTATGAAACTCCTTAAGGCAATCCAAGATTGCTTTTTCTAACATGAGACCACGATGAATAGGTTCTTTAGCATCTAACCCGAAAGAAACCTGTGAACCCTCACCTGGCTTAGAATTTATTGAATCGGCACCTGAACCTATCACTACTTTTGGGCCATCAATATAGATTGTCCCATCTGGTCTCAATGTAATTATTGCCCTACCGCTTTCTCCAGGCTTACCCTTGTTGTCATCAGGTTTACCTTCCTTTATTATAGTAATGCTACCATCAATCTTCTCATCCTTATCCTGTCTCGCAATTATCCGGATATGATCTGATTTCATTATAACATAAGGTTCTCCCGGATCTTTTAAGTCTGCCGGGATAGGCTCAATATCGACACCAGTATTATCTTTATCGTCAGGTTTTGGAACCTTAAACTTATTATTTGCTGCGTCCTTTGTTCCAAAATTTAAATCGCCGTGTGTTGCCTGTGAAATATATATCCTGCTAGCATCTCTCATAAAATCTGGATCACCCTCCGTCGGGTTTTCCAACCGATTAGCGTCAGTGGTTCCTTTCTCTGTAGCCTGGGGATTTTTATCAACCTGTAATGTTTTTTCTGAATCCTCTACCATTAGTGGCTCAGTCTCTTTGGGCGCATCACCAGCCGCAGGCATCTCCTTTGGAAACCTACCACGACCCACGACAATGTCTATTGTGCCGGTAAAGTCTGGCATTGGTTCTTCTGTTTGAGGATTTTTCCCTTCATCGTCCGGATTAAAGTATGCATTTGATGCCTTTGCGTCGGCCGGTTTCGGCCTCTTTTCCGCGGTCCAACCCCGGTCTGTCCCAAGACATATTAGAGTGTTGTTTGATCCCTGTAGCACCATATCACCTGGTCTCTTTGTAAACCTAGGTACCGGTTCTATCATTACGGCGTGGCTTGTCCTGGACTCTAGGATAATTGTTTCCATTCCCCCCTCATCCGTTGATCCGGGTAGCGGTTGGCTATATATCTCGTCCTCATCCTCATTTGGTCTAGGAACACCTGAGGCTCCTACGGCCGGTGTCTTTATATGATCACCTACCTTTGTCGGTGCATCCTCATCGCCTGAAATAGTATCAATTTTGGCCGCGGCGTCTTTATCTAGCTTTCCAGGTACTTCATTATGTCTATGCTCATGAAAAGTAAAGTTAGTATCCTCAGCTATATCAGACTCTGTAATGCGACATAACCAATATACTATTGGCTCTTTTTCCCCCCGACGACAGAGAACCCAAACGTTTTCACCTGCCTTTACCGGCATGGCAAAATGAGAAGGAAAAAATGGATACGCGATATACTCAGTATTATCTACACCTGCCGTTGCTTCCAGGAATTGAAACATTATTGAATTTCTGGGTGCATTCTCATAATAAGCTACAGGAATTTTTTTCTTATCTAAGTGTTCTAAAAATTTCTCATCGTCGTCCGCAGGAGTGTCGGCCGTATCATATATCACGTCTGTAACTAAGGCCCTGTATATACTAACGCCTCCAGTCCCTAATAACGCCTCAAATCCAGACTCACCTGAGGAAAAGACCTGACCAAAGCCGGTAACTGCAACTCTATCTGGTGATGGATTAATCTCACCCATTTCCCTAGTCTCCTATCTGATCAAATATTTCGTTGGGATCAATCTTCGCATCTCTCTCTTCTGATTTTTCAATCAACTCTGCCAACTTGAGAATTTGATCGTTTGCCTTTCTCATACCCTCTAAATATTTTGCCATCACGCTTCCGATAACAATGTGATCCTGTGTTCCTCCGGTCATATTATTCCATGCATTAGAAAATAGCATATTAGCATTTTCCCTATCGTTTAAAGCATTTTCATATATCTCTTTCCACAAGAGCTTCTTCTTCTCTTCTGTACTGCTTAAACTATCTAAAATATCTGAGAATATTGCAATTTTCTCTTCGGATGTTTTTACCCTATCTAATATCTTATCAATTTTTGTGATGCTATCATTTACCATTTATAATACTACCTAAAATAAAGACCTAAAATAAAGAAAACTTTTTATCTGGCCCTACTATCTTTCTATAATGTCTGCGAATTGATGACATGGCAACGGATAACCTCTTTGGTGGAAGTCCAGAGATTTCCCGTATATAGACTAATACAGCTCTCTTATTTAAAAAATCTAAATCATCAATATTTTCAAAAACAGTCTTTATTGCACTTAGACAAACTTTCTCAGTTTCAGAGGTTATTACCCCCTTAATATCCTCCATCACATTCATTATCTCTTGTCTCTGAAGTGCGAGGATCATTACTTCGTCTGGTGGAGGTATCGTACTATGTGATTCCAGAACAACTTTTTGACGATGTGTCATTTCGCTTGGATTACTTATACTAACATTTCTTATTTGCATTTTCTTATGTTTTCTACATCGTACAATTAACCAGTTTTTTGCAACAACGTTAAAATATGAAAATGCTTTTGTACCACGAGTAGGATCCCATTTATGAATTGTTTCAAACATAAATGAAATACAGTCATTTTGTAATTCTGAAAATGATTCATAAGGAGATGAAAAACCATAAACCAAAATTAAGTTTTCGGCTAGTTTCGAAAACGCCGGCTGAACATCTTTTTGATATATTTCTTTTTTCTTTAGCTCGTCTGTTTCAACAAGTATTTCTTCTAGAGACGCTTGAGTATCTTTGGTAAAATACATCTGACGAGGCGCGCCTTTTTTTCCTCGTCTTATCTTCTTTCTTTTTTTCACAATCTATGATCCCCGACATCTCTTGACAATCAAGCTGCGTCATTACTCGGGGTCTTCTAATGTAGCCTCAGCTTCGTCTATAGATGCAAACTCACCCGCAATTTTTAATATAGCATCTCTAGATTGCGAAATATCTTCTACGACCCGTTTAATCTCCGGACTATCTGAATATATTGGTATTGATAGAATTTCAGAAATTCTTGCATACCTCTCATCCATAACGTCTAACGCGTTTTCAACTGTATCCTGGATTCGTAGGATTATAAACCCAAACTTTACAACATAATACCCTACTGCCACAGAAAAGATAAGTAAAGCTGCACATAATACTTGCCAAAAAAGAATATCAAACATTTTATATACCAAATATCCCACTCAAAAACGTTGTATATAGTTTTGATATTTTCTCTTGTGAATATTGTTCTCTTACCTTTTTTCCTAGATCTACTGCCCACTCTTTTGGTGTATCATAGCTAGAGACAATCTTTCTAATCTTCTGTTGAGCCTCCCCGTAATTAGCTTCTGCCCAGCTAGCATTCTCCATGAATATTTGGTTATCGACACGATCACTAGAAATTTTCTCCATCCGATAACCTACGGCACCAAACCTACCCAGCTTCATAAAATCTAGATGTCCAGACCAGTTAGTCACGATTATAGGTAGATCAGATGCCGCTGCTTCTAGAAGGGGTAGACCAAATCCTTCACCTCGTGTTAGTGATAGTAGCACATGTATCTTTTCATGCTTATATACTTCAGCAACCTCTAAGTCATTCATTTGCCCATGAGACAAATATACTTTTGGGTATTTCTTTTTACCCCTAATCTGAATTAGGGCATTTTGTAGAAGGCTAGTCGTAACCATTCTATCTATTTTTGTCATATGACCAGAATTTGTCTTAATTACTAGACCTACGTCCTTATTGTCAGCAAACGTATCACAAAAAAGCTTAAGTGTATTAAATGTATTCTTTCTATCAGTATGAGCCGTATTTGAAGTAATTTGACCCATCATCAAAAAATTAAACTTTGTGTCTATTTTTTCAAACTTTGAATCAACTAATTCTTTATGCTCTATATTATTTTCAGTGCTACATATAGATTCTATGTATGACTCAGGAATTACATATACTTCTGTCCTTAGCTCTCCAGATCTTTGTAATACGTCCTTAGTATGATGTGAAGGAACGATTACGGCATGCATCTGATTACAATTACTTATCCATGAAGGATTGCAGATATCTGTCTCTACAGCTGCCGTTATGCCTATATTGATATGTGCTAGCTGAGGATCCCACTCATTTGGAAGTTGTACCTGAAAAGATATGTCTGGCTTTACTTCATCTCCCCACTTATTTTCCGAGTTTTTCATAATCTGACCTATCAATCCCGATCTAGCCGTGGGATTGATATACCAACTATTAATACCCCAGTTTAACAAATCAAATCTAAGATCAAAATCGTCCCTAGACAAAGCCCATTTACAAATTTGCCTGGAATGTACGCCATACCCCGACATCGTTAACGATGGAGCCCTTACCACAACCTTTAATTTATTCATGCTCACAACTCCCGTATTGCCCAAAGATCTTTATCTTTTTTGTTATTCCAATCATCTACTAATTTGGTTAATGCATCATGCCACATATCAATAGTCGACTGGAACTTAAATTCAGACATTACATAATCTCGCGCTTTTTGCCCTAACTTTTTTCTATCTTCTGGATCCATGTCAAATATCTTTAATATCGCCTCAGATATCGTTTCAACCGATGTATAATCCTCATATATATAAGGCACTGATTGTGAACCTACTAACGTCTTAAACTCTATTGGTAATGCAACACCGTTTTCTGTCCCGTCTCTATGATCTACAACTTGCCTAATTAAACCACCAGTTTTAGTTGCAATAATTGGGTTTCCAACCTGCATTGACTCGAGCGTTGATAAACCAAAACCCTCCGCATAACTGATCTGTATTGTACAGTCAACAACATTATGCAAAATATTCATTTTTTCAAACTCTATTCGCTCAGGTGACATTATTACCGAATCAACTATTCCCAAATGCTCTGTTATTGCAACCAGGTTTGGGCCTTCTTGATCATATGGGTCAGTATGTAAAAATAAGTGCGCTTTTTTCTTTTCCCCTCGGGCTTTAAGCTTATCTTGAAATAGTTTCCATGCCCATAATAGATCACCAGGGCGTTTTCGCTTTGCATTTCTATTTACCCAGAAAAAAAGAAAATCATCTGCCTTATCTTTTCCCACGATTTGCTCTTTAAATACCTTCGTATCTTTATCTGGTATTGGGAAAAATACGTCATCGGGTAATGCATGTGGTATAAAGTTTGTTCGATCGGGCCATTTCTCTTTTACTATCTCGTATGTGACATGTGAATGACAGTTTATTAAATCGGTCGACTCGTATAATACGTCATTAAAATCTGGCCTGGGACGGTTATCCCAAACATGCCAATATGCTATTGGACAAATCTGGTGTATTTCATCTTCCATCTCCCACAACCATATAAAAAATCTGGGATCAGTGAATATCAATAATAGATCTGGTTTTTCCGTGGCTAAAACAGTTCTCAGCATACTACGATCACCAAACCCATCGATGGGTTTGATTATGAAATCTTCGTTGACTACGACGGTCTCATAATCGGTATGCTTTATTGCTGCACCCAACTGCCGTACAGTCCAGTCACCTTTCTCTATTAAACCGGTCATTAAAAATCGACTTTGACAACCTACGCCAGATGTACTAAGTGCATGATCCGATAACAATAATATTTTTTTCTTTTCTGACATTTAATAAACCTTATATTTTCATGAAATATATCTTATGAGATAACATAGTAAAAACTACGTGCAGTGCTCCGTATCCTTGTAAGGACAATATGTACATGAGTTTCTATTCTTGATATAAAATTCTTTTCTCACCATGGTTAACATACTTCGGACTATTTTTGTTGCCTTCTCAAGTGCCTTTGGGCCGGCAGAAACCTTTACTAATTCACAAACTTTTCCAGGCTTCCCGCCACGCTTTAAAAGAATAAATCCGCATCTAACTTCATCTAATGGTATTCCTAGTTTTTTTGACCAAAAATGCTTATATAGAATTAACTGTGCCGTCATTAAGATATCTTGCTTCTTTTCTCTGCGCCAGCCATAAGCATTTGCCGTTTTCCAGTCAAGGATCCAGTATTCATGACCCTTGCCTCTTTTTTTAGGTGCCTTAATAATAGCGTCGATAAGACCCTTGAACTTTATATTATCATTGTCTATATTTTCATATAGCTCAGCCTCAGCCTTAATAGGTTCCCACCCGGGAAATGTATCATCTAAAAAACCGGGGATGTGATCCCACATACTATTAGCCCAGCTGATCCATGTATCATGGTGATGATACTTATACCAACCAGGTTGCTTTGAAACCCAGTCTTGATCATCAAACCCATTCTTTTCCCATGCTGACCTTATTCCTTCACATAAACCTTCACGATCTATTGGTTCCCCATTAATAATTGATTCACAGCCCTCATGTACGGCGGTGCCAAAATCTAAAAAAGGTGAAGGCTTAAAGAGATCAATTTTGTCAATGTATGTTAGCTTATGCTTCCATGGACATTCTTTCCATATTCTAACTTCTGAATATGATATATGAGGTTTCTTGGTAGGAAATTGAATTGTGTTTGAGTTATTTGGCAATTTGTAATTTCATTTCATCTATATACATTTCTAAAGAAACTTTCGGAAACCATCCCGTAGCTTTATGTATGTTATCAAAGTTTGCTAGTGTCGTCCATGCTTCACCTGGCCTTGGCGAGATATATCTTATGTTTCCCCCAAACATGTTTGCAAGATCATTTATAGAGTAATTCTTGCCTGTACCTAGTTGATATACATTACCAGAATATGCATTCTTAGATAATGATATTAGGCCAGACACTATATCTGACACGTGGGTAAAGTCCCTTCTTTGTTCACCAGTGCCTGTGACTGTTAAGTCATGGCCATCATTAGTCTGTTTCTCAAACACACCTACAACTGTTGCATATGGTCCGGAAGTAGGTTGGCGTGTGCCGTATACATTGAAAAACCTAGCCGTGACGGTACTCAACTCATAGACCTCCGAGTACATCTCACAACATTGTTCACCGGTAAATTTTGCAAAAGCATATGGATTTAACATTGGTCCACCAAACGCAGAGGAAGATCCGGCATAAATAATTTTTGTGCTAGGGCCAGAACGACGTGCAAACTCACAAACATGAGCAGTGCCCATTATGTCTATATTCAAATACTTTAAAGGATCTTTAAATGATGGTTGTATTCTAGCTAATGCAGCCAAATGATATACTAAATCAAATCTTTCATTCTCATAACGATATGTATTAAGATTTGCAATATCATCGATCCAATATGTTACACCATCTCGTATATAATTTCTGTTTGAAGATTCAGATGAAAGATTATCAATTACAACTATCTCTGATTCTGTATTTTCACTTAGATAATCAACTAAGTGAGAACCAACAAACCCCAAACCTCCGGTAACTAAAATTCTCATTTAATCCTCAATAACTGCTCTATTTTTCATTTTTTCCCAATCTTTATTTTCCCTATACCTACAATTTAAATCCCAAACTTTATGAAAAATAGAATCGTCCATCCCATATGTCTCAAACTCATATATCATTGAATTTAAATCTTTTGGAAAACAATGACCACCAAACCCGTAGTCGCCATCCGGTCCTGGAACGTTAAAATGAGACTCAGTAATTCTCTTATCAAGACATGCGGCAGCGACCACACGAGAATAATTTATATCCTTCTTTCTACAATACTCTTCCATCTGATTTGCAAAAATTACCTTCGTTGAAAGATAGCTATTCGTAAAGTATTTTACCAACTCTGCTTCACATGATGTCATATTTATAAATTGTGTTCTTTTAAAAACGTTTCCCAAACATTCACGTACGATCTCTAATGCACTAGGATCATCAGTTCCCAGCACAATTCTATTTTGGTTTTTGAAATCGAATAATGCATTTGCCTCAGTCAAAAACTCTGGATAGAAAACCAGGGATATATTTTCATATTTTGATTGTAACTCCCGAGTTGTTCCCGGTGGTACCGTAGACTTTATAACGCATGTAATTCTGTTATTGTTCTTTTTAAAATTCTCTTTGCTTATCTCATTTAATACATCTTCGACATACCCTATATGACAAGATCCATCGGATCTCATCGGCGTAGGAATACAGATAAAAATAAGGTTTGTACTCTTTACCAAATCGGCAATGGAGTCTACATTTCTTTTTGTTTCATCTAAGTCAAATACATTTACTTTATAAAAAGATCCGAAGGTTGTTCTCAAAGATCCTCCCACGAATCCGGATCCTACTAGTCCAACTGTATCACCACACTTCATTTAAAATTTCCTAGCTTTCTAAATTAAGAACATATTGTTAATTTTTCTAAAAAAAGGCCGTTTGTACATCAATATAAGTAAATTAATTCTGCTTAAGTTTAAGTGCTGATAATATATCAAAATATAATGCATGTGACTTCCTTGCATCAACTATTTCATCATTTATGAATGCCTGAATTTCAGATAGTATTGGGGACTTCTTTTCGACATAAATATCTCTAACAGTATTTGCCAAAGTACCATCCTTTGATACTGAAAACTGCTTTACAACCTGATCAATTAGATCTAAGCTATATCCACAGTCACATTGACGCACGGTCACTTTTCTTTCTTTATAAAATGTCTCATTACTCCAAATAAACCTGCCTATAATATTATTAGCGGTCATTAATGATAGTGTGTATGTATCAGAATTGACCATTATTTTTTTCTCTACTACATCTTCGTCTGGAAATAAATAACAGAATAGATCTATGTCATGTATTCCTACATCAACCAATGATGAAACATTACGATTTGATACTGGCATTGTTGAACATCTTACAAAATCTATGCTCAAAACTGCGTCAACATCAATCACCTTTTTTAATGATTGTATAGCAGGATTAAACCTCTCGACCATTCCTGTTGAAATATTGCTAGCGTCCATTATGTGCATATGTTCCCTATCTATAATTGCCGGTTTCTCAACTAGAATCTTTATATTGTTAGTTTTATCGGCCTGCATTATTTGGTTCATTATAGTATAGTGCGTACTCTCCGGGGTTGCAACAATAACATGCGTTACATTAAGATGGTTTAAATCATCTAATGAATACATTCTATAGTACTCAGAATAAGCATCTGGATCCGAATCAACGTTTGGGTCTAGCCAACACCAATTCACACCTAGTGCCTTTATGTATTTCAGGTGTATTTTCCCCATCTTCCCAACACCTATTACGCATATTTTCAATTTGCTTCTCCCGTTAATAACATTCTGATGGCGTGTTTTGATACCACCAAACAGGGTGTGTTAATATATAAAGAGGCGTCGTCATCGACCTTATATGATCATGCATACATCCCTCCCGCCATCTACAGCTGCTATCCGATATGTATTTGAAATTTGTTAACAGTCGTCTATCATATGAGTGAATTGTTAAACCATTTTTTTTCATAAACGCTTCACTGATTTTTATATCACCTGATCTTGATGGCTCATGAGGAGATACTGATTTAAAAGTATTTTCCCCAAATATTTCCCGCAAGTACAATATCTCACATTCAAGTTTTTGAAGATTTCTTTCATGCGTATCGTATGACCACCCAAATTCATAATGCAACCCTATTTCGTGACCATCTTCGAGAAGTCTCTCAACTATTTTTATATTCTCATATGACAGTAGATTGTATTTTTTTGCGTGTAATCTAACATAATATGTTGCACATATACCTAGATTTGTCTCTTCTCTACTAAAATTCTTAACTAAAGATAAATCATGATCAACATCATGACGTATAATAATTTTTAAATCTTTCGGTGATAATGTAGTAAAGTCTATATCACTAATTCTAAAAAAAGTGTATCCTAACCGTATGGCATTCTTTAGGCAATCGGAATAGTGTTTTATACTAAAATCACAAATCATAATTAGACCAAAAAACTTGAAGTCACGCCAGAAAGTAATTGCTTAAATATGTCCTTACTGTATACACCATTTCTTGATATAAAGTCAATAACAGAATATTTTGTCATATATGTATTTTTATGAAACGTATATTCACTTTTAATATCCAGACTAGAAATATGAATACCCCTAGAGTTAAAGTCATCATAATTGAGATATGAAGTACCACCTACACCGGTTATATAGTTTCCGGCACTTAAATTATGACATATACCCAATACTAAATCAGACTTTTTAAAATTATCAATCCCACTAATATCTGATGACTTTAGGAAGGGCGTCTCAATGCCTAGTACTTCTGCTGCCCATAATATTATTTCAGAATTAAAGTCAGACATCTTTTTTTCGTGAAATAAAGTTAGCTTTTTCTCAAAGAACCCACATATAAGATCATGGCCTGGTGATTTTGCATATTGATTTGATATTGTTTTAATAATTTTCTTATGTGCATTAGCATTAGTGTCTGGTATTCTAATGTCACATATCCTTTTTGAGGTACAACTTTTGCTAACTGGAATCGTTAAATAATGATCTTTACCTGCAATGGGAATTATATTCCTGTTTGTCCACCCGTTTTTTGAATATTCAACATGATCTAAAAATACATGTACATCTGATCTAGCTACCTTAAAAAAGAAGCCTAGCCATGGTGCAAAATTTGGTTGGTGTATACTAACGTTTTTCATTTGTTTCTATTTTTGATAGATAACGCAACCGTTTCAGCCACGGGGCAATTACCGGTGATTCCTTTTTTTCTATAAGCAGGTTGATCATATATGACGTTTGGATAATGCCCTTGCTCTGGGCCCCTTATCCCAAGTTCGGCTTTAATTCCTGTCATATGAATCTTCATTTGCTCTAATGCCATTAAGCACAGAGGTTCGGCTAGCCTAAAATTAAAACCAATATATTCATGATTATATTTTCCCACCTGGCCTTGATCACAAATTGACCTAATCTTATTACTATCCAGGCGGGTCCCTTGAGGCATACAGATCATACCCCCTTCAAACGTTGATATGTTTTTTGTTTTATAGAAAGAAAAAGTTCCACAATCTGCTAGCATTCCTGCATATATTCCAGAATTATGTTCAGCACCAAATGCCTGTGCCGTGTCTTCTATTACTACAATATCATAACGCTTTGCAATTTCATTAATTGTATCCATACCACAAACTCTCCCATATAAATGAACAGGGATAATTGCCTTCGTTTTTTCTGTAATTGCAGCCTCAATTTTATTTGGATCAATAAGATAGGTTTCAGGATCTATATCAACAAATACCGGTATACCACCAGCAACTACTATTGCATTTGTGGTTGCGATAAAAGTAAAGGGTGTTGTAATAACTTCATCGCCTGGCTCTAAGTCAAGTGACCATAGAGGCGCAATTAACGCTGCGGTTCCATTATTCACGGCAATACAATCTTCTAGATTAAAACGATCTCTTACGTATTCCTCAAATATATTTCTAATCGCTACTGGCATTACTCATTCTTTTCTTATAATCTTTAAATTTTTTATTTAATGTTGATTCTATATCTTCTGGGACGGATTTATAATATGTCCCCTTTCCTAAAGCAGATAATCCCGATTTTCCATTTTCACTTAAAAATCTTAATGATTCAATCATTAAACGTTGCTCTAGACTTTGAATTCTTATATGAAGATCAATCATAGTATCATCTTCATATATTAATATTTTATCCTGTGTTATTATCAACCCTCTATCAATATTTTTATCAATTAGATGTGATGTAACGCCCTGGGGTAAGTTATTAAGAATTGCCCATTTTAAATTATCTAAACCTCTATTTTGGGGGAGGATTCCCGGGTGCATATTAATAACGCCGATCTTAAAATTATCAAATGCAATTGGCTTTAATATCCTGGCACCTAAAATAACACCTACATCTAAATCATATTTCTTAACCAGATCAGATGTTTCATTTGAGTTATGTATTACTACGTGATAATCTATATTATAAAACTCTGCAATTTTACTGGGGTGCCATAAAAATAAATCTTTTGGACCTACACGAATTTTAGACCTATAAAAATTTAACTGAACTGGCTCAGCCGCAAATATTACGGCTGGCTTAAAACCGGCTATACAAAGATTTCTGATTCCTTCTTGAGTTTTCCAGTGTTTAAAATTATATGCAAAAATACCTATTCTAAGTTTTTTTCCCATGATTTAATTTTTCCAATATGTTACTAGCATCATTTTCAGATAACACACGTCTTATAATATATTTTTTACCATGCAACATATAATAAACACCAGGCCATGGATGAACAAGCGCTTTGGATAAATTTACAATATCAGTTGGTGACATAACCGTTGTTATCTCACCATCTTTTTCCGTCCTCTTTACACACTCAAACTCATCTCCCTTAAGGGTATTTTTGGAATACTCAAGTTTATCACCGGTGATTCTAGATAATAATTCATTTAATAGCTCACATGAAACATGAACGCCACCTAATAATACATCAGTGGCCGTATGATCCTCATGTATATCAAAGCTTTTTTGTAGTACGATTCTTCCGGTATCGATCTTATTAGTTAATTCATGAACAGTTACGCCTGTTTTGGTTTCGCCTCTTAATACTTGCCAATTCAAAGCATGCGAACCAGCATAATCAGGTAATAAAGAACCATGAAAATTAAACTTAAATCTCATAGTCCCTAAAACACTTTCCTGTATTATGCGGTTATAATAAAATGATATTATGCAATTTGAATATAGCGATACTGTTCGAGCAAAGATGTCAAACATAATATCTTTTTTTCTAGGATGACTTATTATGTTATTATTGCATGTAGGATCTAAAAGATTATTCATATTGAAAATATCAGACTCTTCAGGAACAATCCACAAAATATTTTTGACTAATGACTCGGCCGTTTCTATAAATTCCCTATACCTTGAATCAGGCTTTGTGAAAATGATTATCTTTTTCATCTTTTTAGACCTTGAGATCTAGATGATCTCCCAATGCATCAACTAGGGTTTTTTGACATATGTCTTCAAAAATAATTTCATCCCAAACTATACCCCTGTCTTTTACAACGTCATCATACTTGTCAATGATATCTGATAATTTGTTATTCAATTCATTTTCTAAATGATGATCATAGGAAAGGCAATACTTTGAAAGTGCAGGTGGGACAGTCACAGTTTTAGCACAGACGCATATACACCTGCACCCAATTGCCTCGCCCAGTACCCTAGGGTATCCACCAGGCTGTCCGCAATCTTTTGGATCCATTGGTATTGCAACAATTTCAGATAGCGCAAATAAATCCATCAAAAATAAATCACTAACATTTCCCAAAAAACTATAATCTAAATCTTTCTTATCACACTCAGAAATTATTTTTTGAACATAACCCTTATCCCTAAGGGGGCCAACAAATATTATGTGATAGCCTTTAATCAACTTACTATCAACCTGTCTAATAAAGTCTAATTGCGTTTTTACACTCCACAAAGTGCCGGGAAGTAGAATTATTTTTTCTTTATTAAACTTATCTAATGAGCCGGCGACTGAATCTCTACACTCTGGATCTAATAGGGGATAAAAATCCTCTTCATTAAAATATAAATCTGCGAATTTCATATTAGATTGCAAGGACATATGCTTAATTAAAACTTTTGGACCGCTATTGTCTAGCACTAGCTTATCAGTTGCTCGATTTTGCATCTTTACCAAAACATTAGATCTGGCAATTACTGCATCATATTTTTCCAGATATCCATTAATCCTACTCGTTTTTCCTTCTTTCGTTGCCTCAAAAATTAAAGGATTAGTTTCATGCTTATCATAAGTGAAATGAATTGTAGAGTTCGGAAATGCTTTTGCAGCATATAGGGGTAAACCCAAACCTTCAACTTCATATTTGAAAGGAGAAAAATGTGAAAATAAAATATTTAACTTTTCTTCTGAGAGAGTAGGAATTTTCTTTTTATAGTTAACGTCATGTTCAACGGGAGCAATTGCATTCTTTGCATTCCTCATCTTTGGCATATTACGTTGTACTTCTGCTAGGGTGGGCCATCTATTTTTTAAAGCACTATACCTAGAAAAAATATGAGAAATCCCCTCATTACAAAGTAAAGCTTCATCAATCTCTCCATTTTTAGACTTATATATCACCGTGGAAATTCCTTAATATATTTCTCAACATACTCATCAACTATACCATATTTTTTAAGTCTTTGATAAAATGATTCAAACCCGGGATTAGATACTAAAACATTCAACTGCTTATTGGTTGGTATCCTATCTTCAAACTTTGTAGTCGTATTAGACACCAGGTTGCACCATTTATCATTATGCTTGAGCTTTAGGGATTCTTCTATGTTTCTTGCAAAACCATATGAATCATTCATTAAATCTTCATAGCATAATATCAGAGGATTATTACTTAATTCACAAATTGCAAAGGATGCCACCATCTCTGACATAAATTTCTTACATATCTCATCCAATAGTTTCAAGCTTTTTGTGTCATGAGGATCTCGAAGCTTTGCATCTGGTATACAATTAAATGATGATAACATAATTTGTGATGGGCGACGAACAATAGATATCGGTCTCCATCTTACATTGGCAAATTTTTCCATAAAAATATACGGGTGTTCAAAAAAAACCCTAGAATTTCCACCTTGTTTCTTATCACCAACGTATTGTATTAACTCTTTTTTGAGGCCGGCCGATTCAAAGTGTGATCCCATATCGACCCAACCTCTCTGAATCTTTTTACGTCGTGATAAAGACTGTGAATCAGAAATCGAATATTTTTCAACACCGGTACATAGATCATTTATTGCTGCCTGTATTACAATATCGATAGTATCACATATTTCTAGATCATTTTCAATACATTTACGTACATGCCGAGTCTCATTAGATACACATATGTTCGGGTGTGCATTCAGCATTTGACCTACTGCAGAGGATCCAGTCCTACCGGCACCTATAAATAAAAGATACGTGAAATCATTACTTAGCGTTAACTCTACGTCTGCCACTAATACCATACTGCCTTCTCTTTTACGATTTTTTCAAGCTCACCTAAATCTGTTATCTTAAATACACCCTGATGAATTTCATTATCATAATGCATGTGATATATTCTGGGAGCTAAATGATCATCCCCAAATTCATGATGAAATCTATCTTGCTTCTCTCTATTTGCATGACTACGGATATTATACTCAAACGGCATATGATTAATTGAGACATTGCTTTTCCATAATGATACACGCAAACTAACCTGATCCCACCCATTAGTTTGTTGAAAGTATTTATAGAAATACTCTTTCCATAAATCTAAAAACTTTTCCGTCTTTTCATTTGCCACGTATGCCATTACACCACCATTAACCTCAGAAAATGAGTACGGTATCTCTTCATATTCTGGTACTAGGCTCGAATACTTTTTTCTTTTTCTAGCATAGTCATGTGTAACTAATACATCAAACCGATCTAGGCACGTAAAGATATCTTCAATATTCCTGACTATTACCGTATCTGAATCTAAGTACAACGTCTTTCGAAACGGCGAATGTGATATATAGTCGACCTTTGCCCTAATGTGGTTTGGTTGTATTCCTAACAAGATATCAACTAATGAAGCTTTTTCTTTATCTATATTCTGAGGTGCATCTGTATATAATGCAACATTACAATTTGGGTTATGTTTCTTTAAAGATTCTATAGACAATATTGCCTCAGCCGTAAATGCTTCACCAAAAGCAATATAAAAAAATCCTTCTTCAGCAACATACTCACGTTCGCTCATTTTTTTCCCTATATTATCGACGAATGCCTGTTTATTGCTGGTGTCTAACATCAATTATTTCCTTTATTTTTTTCACAAGATTGTCTGCATCTCTTTGCATAGAGTATAGGTTCATAAACCTGATATTGGCCTTCTCGGCCATCCCTTGTCGAAGTTTGGCATCTCTTAATTTATTTAAAGCATTTTTCCATGACTCTTTATTACTTGCCAAAAATCCACATTCCGCATCAAATAACATGGGAAAGTGGCTCGGAGTCATATCCGCGATGATGGGTATACCGGATTGAAAAAATACAAATGCGCGACCAGGATTTGACTTGTTCTTAAACCTTATTGCATAATCAGATTTATATAACCCTACTTCTGGATCAAAAATATTATCAAGTTCCGGATGCATTTTTGTTAAATCAGATGTATTACAAACGACACCTATATCCATTTGTTCTATTTCATGTAAGAATGTCAAATATTCCCACTCTTTACATTGTAGTTCAGTTTTTGAAATACCCATTCTATTAAAAAAATTAAGAGCATTTTTTGGTTGATTTGATATGCTTAATATCTTAAATGTTCCAGGGTTTTCATTGTTAATTTCTTCAACAGCATCGATAAACCCGTATGATAACTTCGGCACATGAGTATAACTGCCATGTATTCCTATAGTCAATACACTAGATTTATCTTCATGTAGTTTCATGAAATTTCTATTGTGCATTTCTTCTATTAGATTAACTATAAAAACATTATTATATTTTGGTAATAAACTCAATCTCTCCTCAGGTGAACCGGTTATAATAAAGTCTATGTTTTTATCATGTTTATCCGTATTTGAAAAATTGATCGCACCTATTAGGCAACTAGTTACTGATCTACATTCCTCTGATTTTTTATAATCACCTTTGCTTAATATAACAACGTCAGTATCTTCACATATTTCATTAATATTACCTGTTATCTTTATCTCACATCCTGAAAATTTTAAATATTTAGAAAAATCATGAATCCATATTCTGTAGGAACCCACTGACATGGATTGATTTGAAACGATAAAGACAATCTTCATTTAAATTCTTCCATATAACAATAATAAATGGTTGGGTTGTCCACTAGCTGTATGACCCATGTCAAATATTGCATGATCTAGATCTTTTATTTTCATTAAACTAGCCATGTCGACTGCTCCACCAAATCGATCATCAAAATCATCAAAAACCCACATCGTAGTATCTGCCTGTGTTTCCTTAAGTGCTAATACATCATGAAATATAGCATATTGATCATGCGAGCCATCAACATAAAACATATCAATTTTATTCTCACCAATATTCTCACGCATATCGCGACTGGTACCATTAGTAAAATGACAAAAATCAGAAAGTTTATTCCAGACTATCATATTCCTGACGTCTCTAATATCACATGTATATACTTTCCCTACATCCTCACCCGTAGCCGATCGGTTGATCAACCCTTGTGCAAAACTTAATGATTGCCAAGCCTGTGCAGTACCAACTTCAGCAATATTTTTTGCACCTATTACGCGAGCTATTTCTGAAAGTAGAAACGCGCGCTTTTTAAAGTTTTCTAATATTTGTTTACCTACTTCTGGATCGACATTGGACTGTTGTAGTTTTTGTTCCTGAATTGGAGAGTTTACCATTTTCCAGATATATTCAAATTTTCCAGGTAATTCTGATTTAGCAATTAATTCAGGGTTAAGTTTTTCTAAAATACTCTTCATAGTTAAGTCACTCATAAATTCTCACTTTCTAATAACACTATTTAACACGCCTAAATAACTTTCTGCCGTATCATCAATATCAACCGTCGACTTAGCGTTGCTAGCATCCGTTATATGAATTTTAGTAAAATCAAGTGGTGGAGGCGAATATAATTTAACCGGCTCAAAATTAAACTCATCCTCAATTACTACGATATCATTTTCCTTAGCTAGCTCAACCGTACCTCCGGCAGATGACACCACCAATCTGCAACCGGCCGCCCTGGCATCGACAACAACATTCGGGCAATGATCTAACCAGGCCAAGTGAACAAACGTTGAACACAGTTTCATCGTCGACATTAGCTGATACCATGGTAATTCTCCGAGATAAAAAACATACTCTTTTTTTGATATGAATTCATGCTCTTCTTTACTCATTTTTCCTGCTACTAAAAATGCACAAGAGGGACTTCTAAACTTTTCAAAATAAGCTATATTATCAAAAAGTCGCTTATGAGGTCTCCAATGAGATGCACATAACCAAAATTCATCATACTTATCTTCGCCTATTTTTAAGCTAGCTTTAGGGATGTTTGATAATATTTCTAAGTCTGTCCCATTTCTAATAACATGACAATTGTCCTTTTCTCCAAAAAATGAATCAATTAACTTTTTATCAAAACTTGACTGTATTATTACAGCATCAGCATGCTGATATGATTGTTTAATTTCTGTATTCATTTTAAGCCAGTCTTGAGACGTATTGAAAAATATACCGTCTAGTCTCAAAACGTAAGGCAGGTTACCCAGGCTGGTCCCATCTGGAAATCTATGATTTTGAAATAGCGTCTGAATAAATGCTAGTCTGACATCTGGATTAGGAGAATTTGTTATTATACCTTTTCTATTGAATGATCTAGATAATTTTACTCCGAAACTATTAGGGCCGGTGTTAGAATTAAAATCAACATTTTCAAATACCACCTTCACTCTATAAACCCTCGTTTCCTAATCCGCTCCGCGGAAAACTTTTGTTGTTGTGATCTATCACATGTAAATAAATCTTCGCGTAATAGATCTATTGAATAATGATACATACACATAGGAAGATATACAAGATTTTTTTTCTCCCTCCTAGACTTTTCTAGCATTGGTAAGAATATAGCCTGATCGCAGGCTATCATAATCCAACTACCGTTTTCATCAAAATAATTTTTCTTATTAATTCCATCCATGGATGACTTTCGAAAAGTTTTAAGATGACTAGAGACCCATGGGTGTGTATACACATCCATCGATGAATCTAGGTTATTTGATATATTTTGGTTTGTGTTATATTCCCATCGATGGGCTGTCCATAAGACTGCGGGATCATATGTGGGGTTCTTGTATATTTCATTTAAAATATAGAAACAATCATTATCAGTAATCCAATCACCTCCATCAAGCCGCACAACGATATCATTTTTATTACATTGATCGTGCACAATATCATATGTGTTTCTTACCTCACCGTATTTCTCTTCCCTTCTTAAGATTGATATTTTTTCTCCTAAACCTAAATTATTCGAAAGATCAGCAACTTTTTGTGATGTGGCATCAGATGAAACATCATCAACTACAATCATTCTCCAATTATCATATGATTGTGCAATAACTGACATGCATGTTTGTCGTATGGAATTTTCACAATTCCATGCCGGTGTAACAATAACTAAATCATTATTTTTTGGCATCTTCAACCCAGTTTTGTATAATACTAGGATGACCTTGAGGTAGTGATATATGAGGTGTTTTTTTAGAAAAGTCGACTTTTGTGTGAAAAACCCACCCTCCCATCTCCTTTGATAAACGCTCTGATAATGTTTTAATATCATCGTCAGATACATTTGACCAACTTTTATCAAAAAACATATTATTTTCCGATGTATCTTCTTGCTCTATGTTATAAAGACTTTGCCAATGCTTAGACCAATAATCTCTATACGTTTTTATCTTTCTTGGTAGATTAAACCATGAATAATGATGAACCGATGGTAGTAGCTCTGTTACATTTTTATACCACGCTCCGTACTTTTCCAAACTGGTTTCGTCGCCCATTACAGCTGCATTACGACAATCATCAATTTCTTTAGTATAGAATCCTAAGTGAGGAATCCTTTCGAAAGTATTAGCATGTACATAATCACACCCGTCTGTTCCGGGAGATGCATATATGTGCCCGGCATCATCAAAAACCTGCAGTTCTCTAGGGATCCCATGTGTTATAACATCTTTATTTCGTGATAATCTCCACTTCCATGGATTAATATCGCATCGCACTTTATTTGGACCACCCCAATATTCAATAACCGGCAAACACATTAAGTCTGCGTGTCTTGGAAAGTTACGAACCATCTGCCTAATTTTTTCATAGTCAGATTCATGGACGACCTCATCTGCATCTTGTTGCCAGCAAAAATTCCCGGAGCATCGTGTCCTAGCTTCAGCCTTTTGTGCACCATCAAATACGGCAAATCTTTCATGGTTCCAATTTCTAGAAACTTTATGTACACTTAAACATGTTTCTGATTCTGCCCATTCTTCTAATTGTTCCCATGTTCCATCATCAGAGCCACCGTCGACCACAACAACATCATCACAAAATCCTAACATGCTGGTTATGGTTTCCCGCCATGGGTAATTGTGCTTAATACAGTTTAGCGTTGTTGTGTACCCTGATAAAGTTGGATTATAATCCATTTCACTTTTTATCGCTGACCAAAATCTTTCACGTGCGGCATATAAATATGACTCAGTTTCAACTTGATTATCTGTGTTAAACCATAACTCGTCCTTATGTTGAACATGTTCATTTAATACTATCTTACATCCTAATAACTTTGCCTCTATAACCATTCTGGGACATGTATCAGACCCAGCCGGCAAATATACAAACCCTTCAGCAGTTGCTAATCGTTCAATGACATCATCATAAGGGATATCCCATATAACCTCATGCTCTTTATCATTTTCTTCACACCACTTAAGTGCAGCATCTCTTCCCTTAACCCAACTAGTTGATCCTAGGACAATCCACCCATTTCTATTTTCACCATAATTTTCTCTATTTCGAATTTCATGTAATTTCTCGAAAAAACCGCCGTGAAAAACGGAACTTAGAATAGTTGCGTTATTTTCTCTATAAAAAGGAAATCTCTCGCAATGGATATCAAACTGTTTTTCTGACATCCACCATGAAGATACTGCACCATGCATAAATGCAGACACAATCTTACCATAAGAATCATTATGACAGTCACAATCAGTCTGCTCAGTAAGCATATGTTTTTCAACTGATCGATATTTACAAAACTTATAGTCATATTCAAGCACTGAATATTTTATATTTGCAATAATCGTTGGTATTAAATCAAAATTTAAATTAGCAAAATTTCCAAATACCCAATATTTTTCATACCCTGATCTTAATAACTCCATTGTTACTTCATTACTTTTTAAAGTATCATATTTTACAGGGCAAGATTTTATTATGGCATCTGTTGTTAGTTCAGCACCTCCAACATAATCATCAATAAAAAAATCTGAAACAAAGACAATTTTAGATTCTTCTGATAGGGTAGGCGGAGTTTCGAAAGTATTTTCTGAAAACATTAAATGGCATCCATCTCATAGTATTTAGTACTGATATCTGATCTACAGTATCTGATATATCTTATTATAAGATCTAGATCTATAGTTACTGATATCTGATCTATATAGATCTATATTATATACTAAAACTACTAATGTACTAGATATCAGTTAATAGATTATAGTTAATAGATTATCAGGTTCAATTCAGTAGATCAGATATATAGACATATTAATTTAGATGTACAAAATATTTTAAATTAAAGTTGTTGTGAAGCGTATGTAGCTAGCTCAGATCTTTCACCCTTAATTAAGTGTACATGACTAGTCAGGTGAGAATTTCTTAATTTTTCGACTACAACCGTCAATCCATTTGATGCTTTATCAATATAGGGCGTGTCAATCTGGTCTGTATCACCCAATAATATGATTTTAGAATTTTTTCCAATTCTTGTAATAATTGTTTTTAATTCATGTACAGTTGTGTTTTGCGCTTCGTCAACAATTACGTAAGCATTGTTAAACGTTCTACCACGTATATATGATAGAGGTGCAACTTCAATCTGTCCTTTTTGCATCATTTGTTCGAAATATCCGATTTCTTTAAATGCAACACGAAAATTGTCTATTAATGGTGCTAGCCATGGTTGCATTTTTTCATCTAGATCACCGGGCAAGAAGCCTAAATCACGACCAACCGGTTGAATTGATCTAGTTATTATTACTCTTTCAAATAATTTCTTATGTACACCTTCAAGACCGGCCATTAGTGCTAAGAATGTCTTACCAGATCCAGCTAATCCTGTCAGGCATGTTAACATTATGCTAGCGTCCATTAATGATGATATTGCAAATATTTGTTCTTTATTTCTTGGTTCTAAATTCATTGTAAAGCTAATTTTACGTTCAATTAATTTTATGTATGAATCATTTTTGAATATACTCAAACAAGATTTTGAATTAATTTCAGAACTCTTAAAGATAACATGAGAATTCTCATGTACCGGTAATGTTTTTAAGTCATCATATTTGTCATGCTTGATCGTACCTCCAGAATATAATAGATCAATATCATCATCATCAATCAAAATCTCCTGAATTTCATCATCTAATCTGGAATCTTCTATCTCTATATGGTCCTTATAGTAATCAACAGAATGAATCCCACATGCATCGGATTTTACTCTTAGATTAATATCCTTGGTAACTATGTATACATCCCTCTTCGCAATTTCTTTTAATGATAATGCTGTTGCAATAATCTGATTATCACCCCTAGAAGTATCTAGTCCATTTGGGAATTTAATACTGGGAGGAATAAAGACAGTAATTGTTTGATCAATATCATTAATTTTTACCCCTTTGTTCAGTGGTCCTTGCATTCTTAAAGAATCTAAAAACCGATTAATATATCTAGCGTTTTCGCCGATAAGACCCGCAGCCTCTTTTTTTCTATCAAGCTCGTCTAAGACGACTAAAGGCAAGACAATATCATTCCCCGGGAAAGAATGAATTGAGCGCTTATCATATAATAAAACGCTGGTGTCAATAACAAAAAGTTTTCTCATATTAAAACCCTAAAAAAAAAGATACTGAAATAAAATGAACATGTCAAATTTTAAGTTTACGATATCTAAGTTAAGTAGGTATTTAAATGAGTAAAAGAGTAACTAGAAAAACAAATGAGCTACATGTAATTAATGATAATTGCAAAAACAAAAGTTCAGACATCTGTGATATAACATGTTTTTCCGCACATAAAGTGTATAAGGTTAATTGTGTTAAACATGATTGCAAAAGCTGGATTGAAAATTCTGAATTTCAGAACTGCGCAATTAATGCTGCCGAGGACGGCCCTCAAACATTACAGGTTATAGGTGATACTTTTGGTGTTACTAGAATGAGAATTTGCCAAATTGAAAAAACTGTTCTTAAAAAAATTGCCTCAAAAAATCCTAGACTCTTAGAATTTATTTGATGCCAGTCAGTAGAGTTAAAGCAATAAGCCCAGGCACGTTGTCTTTTATATATATTCCAGAAAACAGAGTATTTGTTCTTCCTCCCACGTAAGAAAAAGCGGCCTCCAGATCAGCACTAACTTCCGGATCACTTGCCATTGACGGAGGTACTAACAACATCATAGCACCTGCATCGATGCTAGCATCCGGCTTAGGGCAAGGACTAGTTCTTAAACATGTCTGAAGAATTTTGCTACCTAGCTCAGATATTTCCGTGTCTTTTATTACGCAGGACCCCAATACCATTCGTCCGGATTTTAACAAACAAGCCTCAAGATCTTTTGAGTCAAATGTTTGTATCGGTGAATGTTCTCCGGACAACTTTAAAACTTGTGATAACATTTTTGCAAATTGAGCATTTGCTATTGGAAAAAGATTTAATAGCCCTGCACGTTTTCTTAAAAGCCTAGACTGTTTATCATTATCAATTATGATATGGGGCTCAGATGCTACATCTTGCTTAATGGTATTCCAGTTTTTTGTGATTGTTGGATTAAGCAACTCTTGTGCGGTTGGCTTTGAAACAACATAGACCACCCTTCCGGAGGCACCAGTCGATTTAAGATATCGACCTAATGGATTCTTAAGGGCAATACCGGCCGAGCCTGTACCACCCCCTCCTCCAACCAAGACGAATAACCAATCAACCTCGCCTATTCGTACTCGTACTGCATCTTCAACTGTTGAGCTATTATCGGACAATATCTTTTTTCCAAACTCAACATCTTTCCCAACACCGTCCGCATCAGGAATTCTTAAGAAGTGATCCCCTGCAACACCCTCAGGTAGATCTTTGTCTGTTGTATTAACCAAAATAGTCTGTGTAAATCCGATATCAATGAATGCTTTAGCTAGTTTTCCTCCACCCCCACCTAATCCTAAAAACCCACATTTGATTCCACTAGGGAATGTATTTTTTGGAAGTAGAGACTCTGATTCAACTTGATTTTCTTCATCATAAAGATCTACAAACCCAAACTCATTATCATTAACATCACTCATGTTTAAAACTCCACGCAAAGCATTATTTGTACCCACATCTTTTTCTAAATATTGTTCATGCCTACTTTTGATATTTGATTTTTTCGTTTTGGTGCTAGCACCAAGTTTTCTACATATTGACGGCATATATAATCCTATGTAAAAATTATGGAGGTGGGGGGATTCGAACCCCCGTCCTGAATGTTTCAAATAATACGTCGTTTACAAGGTTAGCTGGTTTTAATTAGACCAGCAACTAATTCAATTACTTCGTATTGACAAATGTT